GGCCGGGTCGCCGCCCAGCAGGCTGGACGCGCCGAGGTTCAGCTGTGCCGCGGTGATGCCTGAACTGCCGGTGAGCATGGTCGAGCCCGTGGGCATCGACACGCCACCGCCGCCGGCGTTGCGCCGCTTCAGCGGTGTGGTGTCCGGCGCCTTGGCCGCTTGTGGCGGCGGAGGCGGCTTCGGCGCGTCGGGGATGTCGCTACCACCCAGGCACATGGTCAGCCGCCCAGCAGGCTGGACCCGCCGAGATTGAGTTGTGAGCGCTCGACGCCCGAGACGCCGGTGAGCATGGTCGAACTGCCCGCGAGCCCTGCCGACGTGTTGCGCCGCTTCAGCGGTGTGGTGTCGGGGGTCTTGGCGCCTTGCGGCGGCGCGGGCGGCTTCGGCGGAGGCGGCAAGGGCTTCTTCATCACGAGGTGAAGCGGATCGAGCTTGCCCTTGTCCCCCGTCACGAGTGCCGCGGTACCGGGATCGAGCAGACTGTTCACCCGGCCGATCGCGTTGTCACCGAATCCGAGTAGCGTGGCTGTCGATTTTGATCCTGTGCACATCGCAATGGGGGTTATCGAAGACGGTTCTTCGCAAACGGATTGTGTTGGCGCCGACTTGCGCTATGTGCACCCCGTGCCCCCAGCGTGCCGTCGGGCACGGGCATCAGTTCCATCGCCGGGTGCGCGAACGTGAGGCATAGGCCGTCGGCGTGGTCGGGGCTGGCGAGCCCGCGCTCCTTCATGTGCTCCTTCTTTTCGAGCACGATCTGCGACGCGTCGTTGAAGCCGTACTCGCGGCCCGTCAGGTCCGTGGCCAGCGTCTCGCCGTATTCCGACTCGGGCTCGGGCAGGTAGCCCGTGGGCAGCCAGGCCTTGACGCGGTCCCACATCTCGGCCGCCTTGTTGACGTACCGCTTCGGGTCGTCGGGCTTGCCGCCGAAGTTCACCTCGATCACCTCGTGCCCGAGCTGGCGCAGCCGGTCGATCACCCCGCCACCGATGCCGCCGCCGTCGACGAACGCGATCACGCGCAGGCCCAGGGCCTTGAGCTCGTTGATGTGCTCGCCGACCTGCGCGGCGAGCTGCATCGTGTCCAGCTCGCGGAACGCCTTGGGCGGGTACGTGCGGGCGTCGCGCTGCATGCGCGTGTAGATCGTCGACTCGTCGCCGCCGAAGCGCGCCACGTCCACGCCGACCAGGGCCACGCGGGTGTGCGGGCTGTAGGCGTGCATGTCGCGCGTCATCGCATCGTCGACCAGGTCGCGGCCGATGAACTGCATGCTGCTGGCCCGCGGGAACACGCCGCGCACGCGCACGCGCACGAAGTCGCTGTCCTCGCCGTAATCCCTGACCCAGCCGGCAATCAGCGTCTTGTTGGTGATCTTGACCCGACGGCTGTCGATCTGCCAGGTCTTCCACCTGTGGCGCTGCTTGCCGAAGCACTCGGCGAACGCGCCGGTGTTGCGGGTCGGGTTGCCGAAGACGAAGTGCATCGGCTCGCCGTCGGTCTTGCCGCCCTCGGCCACTTCCCAGATCTTCGACGGGATGGCCGAGGCCTCGTCGAACAGATACCAGGGCGTCGAGGATGCTGCGTGCAAGCCGGCGAACGACTCGCTGTTCTCTTCGCGGCTGGTCTGCGCATCGACACGCCAGGTGTCGGGGTAGTCGTTGTGCACCATCCGCATGGCACCCTTGCCGGTCGTGATGGTGAACCAGTGCGCATTCACGGATCGCTTGACCCACGCCGACACGCCGGCCCAGGTCTTCGAGGCCAACTGCTCGGCGGTGTTGGCCGTGATCACGCCCTTGCTGTGCGGGCGCGTGGACATGATGAAGTGGGTCAGCCATGCGGCCATCGCCGACTTGCCGATGCCGTGACCCGAGGACACCGCGGCCTGGATCGGGGCAACAGCGCTCACGCCGTCGAAGCCGCGGGCCTTGATCTCGTCGCCGAGCCAGTCCAGGAACTCGCACGCCCAGCGGTCGGGCCCGAACTCACAGCCGAAGCGCTCGCGGTAGGGTGACTCGAGCTCGACGATCTGGATGCTCGGGTCGGTGTCCCAGGGATACGCGTAAAGGACGAAGGCTAGCGGGTCGTCATAGAAGCCGCCGATGTCGGTGGCGAGTTGCAGCTCGGGGTTCATCAGACCAGGTCGCTGCCGGGCTCGTCATCCACGGCCGCACGCCGACGGCCCGCGAGCACCGCGCTCGCCAGGTCCACGGCGCCGCTGTGCTCGAGCTTCTGCGCGAGGTGGAAGGTCGCGGGGTCGTAGCGCTCAAGCAGGAACATGAGCAGTTTGTCGCTGCCGTTCACGGCGCGGCGCTCGGCCTCACGCTTGAGCTTTTCGAGGGTCACGTTCAGCGCGGCCGTCAGCCGCTCGTCGAACGTCGGGTCTTCCTGACGCCAGCGGAACAGCGTCACGCGGTTCACGCCGATCGCTGCGGCCACCTCGCTCGGCCCCATGCCCGCGGCCATCATCTCGATCGCCGCTGCCTTGCGCAGTTCTTTGCGCTGATTGGGCAGTGGCAGGGCGTCCTCGAAGAGACGGTGCTCGCGCGCCTCTTCGCGCTCAATGGCGGTCAGGGCGTCCGATTCGGGCGGGTCAGGGGCTTCCATAGCCCGGCCGAATTTAGCGGCCCATTAGCAGGCTATGTGCACTCGACGACCCGCTTCCACCGCACCGCAGGCCGCGCCCTCACCTTGCCGTCGTGGATGCCCTTGATCAGCGACTTGCTCACCTCGAACTTCTCGGCGATCCAGGCATAAGACAGTTGCTTCTCGTTCAGCACCCGGTGCACGAAGCCGCGGGCCAGGCCGACCTTCGTGTACTCGGCGAGCAGCAGGTCGCGGGCCTCAAGCAGGGACTGGATCAACTCCACATCGTGATCGGTCAGCTTGGCCCGGCCATGGCTCTCGCCCATGCGTTTGCCGTTCTCGTTGATTGCTACAAGTTTCATGCGGCGCCCCGCGGCGCGCGGAAATTTGCGCATTGAAAGTCGGCCACCGTCCGAGTGATCGAACGAGCTTTTTTCAGCAGAAAAGGGGCAACAAACCCCCGTGCAACTGCAACACAACAACAACTCCTAAAGGGTTGTTGTGTTGTGTTGCCAGTTTTCGGACCACGCAACAGCAACAAAAGTGCAACGTTGCAGCCGTGTTGCAGTGTTGCAAACCCAATCCGCGAATCTTTGCTTGAAGTTTTCAACACGTTGGCCCCCTTCAAACGATCGAAAGGCTGTCGCCTTCAAGGAAGTACGGCGCCGAATCGCCTTCACACAGTTCCAGGACCGCGCGCCTGCACCGCTGTTTGCGGGTGTCGCGCTTGCCGTCCTCGGGTTCTGGCAAGCGTTTTGCAGCCGCCTCGATCACGGCTTTCAGTTCGATGCCCGAGGTCTGCGACTCGGCGATCTCGCTGACCACCTCGATCACGGCCTTGGTGACCGGCCCCGCCCGCTTCAGGGCCTCACCCACCTGGCCGGCTGCAGGCAACTCGGCCTCGATGACCACGCAGCTCGTGATCACGTCGCCGTCGGCGTCCGCGCCGATGGGCAGCGGCTGCAGGTCGAACCCGAACTTCATGTCGTCCTCGCCGTCCTTCTGCTTGCTGGTGCGCAGCATCCGACCGCCCACGCCGCGCGTGATCTCGATCTCGGCGTCGGCCGCAGCCTTGAGCCCTGACCAGCCCCGCGCGCCGCGCGCCGCATCCTTGCCAGCGTGGTGGACGAGCATCACGACCGCGCCGGTGTGTCGGTGGATGCCCTTGCAGTGGGCGAGCGCCTTGCCCATGTCCTCGGCGGCGTTCTCGTTGGCGCCAGGCGTGGTCTGCGCGAAGGTGTCGACGATGACCACGTCCGCACCGCCCCACGCGGTGATCGCCTTGCACACGTCGAGGGCGTCGTCCTTCTGCAAGAGGTTCGGCGCAGCGTGGATGACGCCGACGCCCAGATCCTTCGGGGAGATCTTGTTGTGCAGGCAATAAGCGGCCATGCGGTTGCGGAAGCCGCCCGCGCCCTCGGCTGCGATGTAGACCACGCGGGACTGCTTCACGCGGTGGCCGCGCCACCCGACGCCACGGTCGAGCGCGCCGGCCATATCGAGCGCGACGAAAGACTTACCCGCGCCCGACTCGCCGAACAGCACCACGAGCTCGGCCTTCGGCAGGATGCCCTTGATCAGCCACTCAGGGGGCGGCCGGCCGGTGAACTCGTCAGCGCTGATGACCTTGAACCGATCAGCCTTGGCCTGCGCTGCGGCGATGCTCTCGGGCGTGTCGGGGATCACGTCGAAGTCGTCGGCCGCCTCGAGCGCGGCGATGTCGATGCGGGCGCCGTTGGCGTTCGCCATGCGCACGAGCGCTTGGGCAGTGGTGGGCGACTGGCCGCCACGTCCGAAGCTATCCCAGCGCGTTTGCAGCGCCTCGGTGCCTGGGTAGGTGCTGCCGGTGCTGCTCCACTGGTCCCACAGGGCGAACCCCTGGCCGCTGGTCTCGTGATGCAGCGCCATGCCCACTCGCAGCCAGCCCTCATGCGGCATGGACGGGTCCAGCACGTCGAGCGCTTCCTGCAACTGGTCTTGGGTGAGCCCGAGCGGTGGCGTGTCGCTCGTGGCCTCGGGCGTCTCGACGGCCTCGCGCTGGAAGCGCTGGGCGCAGTAGGCCAGCAGATCCGGCGACGCCTCGGCCACGGTGCCCGCGCTGTCGGTCAGCTCGCACACGGGCAGCAGGCTGCCGGTGACGGTGGTGAAGCCCTTGCTGCTGAACGTCTCGAAGCCGAACGGCTTGCCGTGGGCGTCCTTGCGGTTGCCGAGCTGGCCGATGACGAACGCGCGGACGCCGCGGCCCGAGGGTGAGAGCTCGGCGTAGGTGCCCGCGACCAGACGCTCGACATCCGGGTGCACGCGGCCCGCGGTCACGCAGTTGTCGAAGTCGAGGGCCGTGACGCCCCACTCGGGCATCGGCGCGAAGCCGACGCCCCAGCCGCGGGCCATGGCGACCTTGATCGCGTCCGCGTAGGTGACGAGCCGCGCGCGGTCCTCGGTGCTGCCCTGCCGGCCGCGGCGCTTGCTGCCGTCGGCGTAGACCGGCACCTTGCGGGCCTTGGGCTCGCCGGGCAGGTGTTCGAACTTCCAGCAGAGCCAGCCGTGGAGATCAGCCAGCGCTGCGGGGATGCCGATGCGGCTGATCATGGGGTTCAGGGTGGGCACGCTGCTCATGCCGCGGCCTTGATCGTCGACGTCCAGGCGTGGGCGATGCGGGCCTCGGCGATCCGCACGTACTCGTCGGACAGTTCGCACCCGACGAACCGGAAGCCTTCGAGCACCGCGGCCTTGCCGGTGCTGCCCGAGCCGGTGAATGGGTCCAGTACCACGCCGCCCGGCGGCGTGATCAGTCGGCACAGGTAGCGCATCAATTCGGTGGGCTTCACCGTGGGGTGGACGTTGCCTTCGCCGCGGTCGGATTTGCTGGCCTTGGCGCAGTAGAAGAAGCGCGCCGCGCTGCCGGTGTCGCCGCGAGGCTCGCTCGGGGCGCGGCCAGCGAACTCGCCAAATGCGTTCGCTGTCTTGGCGCTGGGCTCGTCGCCCGTGACGCCGCCCTGCTGCCCCTTGGCCTGCGGGAACGCCGCTAGCACCTCGTCACTGCCGTCATGGACCAGGTTGGCCGGCCAGCGGCCACGCGGTGGAGAGACCGTTGACGCATAGTCCTGGACTGACGGGTCGCCACCCCAGTGCGCAACACGGCACCCGTCGATGTTCAGCGCGCCCGTGCCGTGCGCCAGCACGTTGGCCGCGACGGTCCCGGTCAGCGGCTTGCGGGCCACGCAGATCGGCTCCCAGGCGGGTTTCAGGGCGGTGCCCCAGCCTTGCCATTCAAGCGCTGCGTCGGTGTTGCCGCCCGTTCGCAGCTCTCCGCTGTGGCCGATACCGTAGATGGAGGCATCGCCTCTGCGGTCGGAGGCTGCGCCAATCAGCCGCCGCTCGTCTGCGCTGTAGCCCAGCAGGTCAGCCAGCTTCGCGCGGTAGTCGTCGCGAGGCACGATGAATTCGACAGCGGCGCCTTCGGCACGGGCTCGCCCTTCTTCCCAGTCCCGCACGCTCGACACAGTGCAGCCGACGTGCTCAGCGACTGCCTCACGGGATAGCCCCGCCGCTTCGCGCTTGACCCGCAGGATGGTGGCCTGTTCCTTCGGAGACGCGCCGCCGGCCTTGTCGATGGCCTTGCTCACGTCCAGCGACTTAGGAAAGCCCGAGCCGTAGGCCCAGCCGATCTGATCGCGGATCTCGAACCCGGCGTCCTCGATCGCGCACACCATGCGGTGGTAGGTCCGCGTGCCGCTGAACGCGAGCAGGTGGCCGCCAGGCTTCAAGCAGTCGAACGCCGCGCGCCACATGGCCGGGTTGTTCGCGATGCCGGTGCTGTCCCAGCCCTTGCCCATGAACCCCAGCTCGTAGGGCGGGTCGGTGACGATCGCGTCGACGCTGCCCGGTTCGATCACGAGCGACATGGCAGCGATGCAGTCGGCGTGCAGAAGTTCGTAGGGCTTCAAAGGGCGCTTTCAAGAAGAAAGCCCCAAGGTGGAGACCGGGCGAAAGCGCCAACCTCCCCCGTGTGTACGGGCCCCGGTCCCCACCTTGGGGCACACATATCAGAAGTTGGCGGTGCTAATGGTACGCCGGGTTTTGCGCAGTTGCTGAAATACTTTCAGCAGGTTTTACCCGGGTAGCAGGCGGGGTGCCCGCTTGAGCAAGCGCTCTAGGGGGTCAGTCCTTGGGCACGGCGTCGAAGTCCGACGCGACGGCGGCCATGCCCAGGCACTTGCGGGCGAACTCGCACTGGGAGCAGGCCGACGCCATGTCGGTACGCAGCAGGCGCGGCAGGCGGCCCTTGCTGCGGCGCGTGATGGGCGCGGCGGCCAGTTCGATCGCGACGGCGCGCTCGGCGCTGGGCTTGCGGTGCCGGCAGGCGTACTGCTCCAGGGTGTTGGTGCTGGTGCCGACGGCGTCGGCCAGCTCGGTCTGCTCGGCCGCCGTGGCGGCCCGCAGCCAGCGCTTCAGGGTGTCGTTCATTGCAGCGCCTCCCATGTTTGTAGGAACTGGCACACGTATTGCGTTAGCAATTGCTGGGATAATCGGCTGCGGGTTGCCGTTCGAACTGCGTCTTTCATCCCTAGGATATTAGCACTTGCTTAAAGTTACACAACCCGGGCGAAAACCCTTGCGCAGCCCTTTCACAACATGCTACGTACTCACCCATGCCTAAAAGTAACGTTCTAGACATCCGCCGCCAGCGGCTACGCGAGTTGATGCGCGCCCGCGGCGGCCCGGGGGCACTGGCGAAGAAGCTGGGGTACTCGACCGGCAGCTACCTGAGCCAGGTGGCCGGTCCGACGCCCAGCCGGGACATCAGCGAGAACGTCGCCCGCGCGATGGAGAAGATGCTCGGCCTGCCCGACGGCTACCTCGACCAGGAAGGTCCGACGCCGTCCAGCGACGTGCAGGCGCCGCTGGTCGCCGAAGTCATCCGGGTCGTGATGGCTGTGCTGGAAGATGCCGGTCAAAGGCCCTCTGCGGACAAGACCGCCGAGGTTGTATCACTGGCATACGAGCGCGCCGCGGCCACGGGCAAGGTCGAACGCGACTACGTGCAGCGTCTTCTAAAACTCGTAGGGTAGTAGATGCACAGCGAGCTCATCACGCAGCGGATCAAGTACCTGGTCGAAGAGGGCGGGCTGTTCGACGACCCCCTCGCCGACATCCGGCGCGACATGCGCATCGTGAAGTGGACCCTGGCCGGCGTCGTCATCGCCGGGGCCATCGGGCTCGCGGTCCTCGCACTGCGCTGACAGACGCCGCTCTCCCTGCACAAGCCGCCTCCGGGCGGCTTTTCTTTTGCCGTAGGTGTTAGCCCCTGCTAAAAATTTGCTTGCATTTTTTAAGCGCGGGGGCCTATAGTCCGTTCACACCAGCACACTTTTAGCAAGTGCTGGAAGGGGAACCGGACATGCTCACATCCGAACTGAAGCCCAGCGAGCCCGCCGCACAGGCCCGCGCAGTCGGCGACTACTTCCTGAAGAAGTACCGCGAGCGCGCCGCGACAGCCGGCGTGCAGACCGTGGCCCGGCAGTTGAAAAAACAAGGGGTAGCCCCGGAGATCGCCGTTCTCATTCTGGCGGTGCGCCCATGCTGACCGCTGAAGTCTTGCGCGAGGCGCTGCACTACGACCCGCTGACCGGGGTGTTCACTTGGCGCAAGCCGCACCCGCGCGCTCGTTGCGTGAAGGTCGGTCAGCGGGCCGGCTATGTGCGCCCTGACGGGTACGTCGTGATTCGGGTGTTTGAGTCGCACCTCGCCCATCGCCTCGCGTGGCTGTACGTGCACGGCGTGTGGCCCGAGCGCTTCATCGACCACCGCAACGAAGACCGCGCGGACAACCGCATCGCGAACCTGCGCGACGTGACCAATGCGGTCAACCTGCAGAACCAGCACCACCCCCAGAAGAACAGTACGACAGGCTACCGCGGCGTCTACCGCGACCGAACCGGATGTTTCGGTGCACGTCTGAAATGCCGCGGCGTGACCTACCACCTCGGCACCTACGCAACGCCGGAGCAGGCGCACGTTGCGTACCTGACCGGAAAGCGCACGCACCACGCGATCGCCGTAGGAGAAGCAACATGATCCGCGACGTGATCGCCCTGACCGCGGGCCTCGCGCTCGGCGCCCTGGTCGACACGCCACCCGTGCGCGCCGTGCGGCGCTGGTACGCCCGCTTCAAGCTGGCCCTCGTCCTCGCCGAGATCCGCGACGTGTGCGACGACATCGCCGACGCGATCCACGACCGCGACATGCTCGCGGCCGAAGGCCTCACCGATTTCTACACCGACCTGTGCATCGAGCGCGACCAGCTTCGCGTGAAGCTGCGCGAACTCTCCTGACTCACTCCAACGAAAGGAACCACTGTGAGCGAAACCGCGACGACCTACATCCCCGAGACCGGCTTCAGCGCTTCGCTGGCGCTGCCCGGGGGCCATGTGCACATCAGTACGAAGACCCTGGCCGCGCTGACGCTGATCGTCGGCAAGCTGCAGCCGACCGAAGCGGCCGGCCCGGACCTGCAGCTTCCGTTGCTGCCTACGGTCGACGAGCCCGAGGTGAAGACGCCGGCGCCCAAGCCGAAGAAGGAAGCCGCCGCGCAGGTGGAAAAGTCTGCTGCGGCCGGCCCGGCCCCCGCTGCCTCGACTGCGGCGTCCCCATCAGCGCCTGCCGCTGCGTCCCCTTCTGAAGCCAAGGGCCCCGACTACAACGACGTGAAGGCCGCGGTGCTGGCGCTGGCGAAGATCTCGCCGCAGCTCGCGAAGGACACGCTCGCCAAGTTCAAGGGCCAGAACGGCGAGCCGTGCGACCACGGCACGAAGCTGCCGCTCGAGTCCTACGCCGACTTCCTGGCCGCCGCGAAGGAAGCCCAAGGGGTGGCGGCGTGAGCTTCGCCCTCTACCTCCTGAAGCGGTCGTTCCGCGAGATGTTCGCGGCGTTGCGGAGGGCTCGCAATGCCTGACATCCACGCCAAGACCTGCAGCCCCAGCGGCGCCGAGGGCTGGTTCGCCTGCCCGGGTCGCATCGTGATGGAGTCGGAGTTTCCCGACCAGGACACCGACTACAGCAGCGACGGCACGGCGCGGCATAACGTCTGCGCCGACAGCCTGGTCACCGGCCGGCCGGTGGCCGACGCCGTGGGCAGCGACATCACCGTCAGCGCCGACAAGACCGTCACCTACAAGCCCGAGTGGGTCGAAGAGGACCAGGACTACGTCGACACCGTGAGCAGCCTGGCCGAGGGCGGCGAACTGTTCGTCGAGCGCGTCGTCAACTTCGAGACCTACACCCAGGTCAAGGGCGACAGCTTCGGCACCGCCGACGCGATCGTGTTGAGCCCGATGCTGGCCGGCTACGAGCTGATCATCGTCGACCGCAAGACCGGCTATCACGAGGTGAGCCCCGAGCGCAACAAGCAGTTGATGCTGTACGCGCTGGGCGCGCTGGCCGAGTTCGACATGGTCTACGACATCGCCCGCGTGCGGCTCGTGATCCACCAGCGCAAGGCCCGCGAGTGGGACTGCAGCATCGACGACCTGCTGGCCTTCGGCAAGGAAGCCCGCAGCCGTGCGGCCAGCGTGCAGAACGCGATCCAGATGCACGGCAAGGTCGACGCGTACAAGTGGAACGCCACCTTCCTGAACCAGAACCCGAGCGAGGACGCCTGCCGCTACTGCAAGGCCATGGCGACGTGCCCGAGCATGCGTGCCGCGATCGAGCAGACCGTCGGCATGGACTTCACGGTCGTCGAGTCGGTGCCGCAGGTCGCGACGGACGATGAGTCCCTGCTGTCGAAGCAGATGGAGAAGATCGGCCTCGTCGAGGACTTCTGCAAGGCCGTCCGCGCTGAGACCGAGCGTCGCCTGCTGGCCGGCAAGCCGGTGCCGGGCTTCAAGCTCGTGCTCGGCAAGCAAGGCAACCGCAAGTGGGCCGACGAGAAGGCCGCCGAGGAAATGCTGCGCAAGCAGTTCCGCCTGCCGGTCGAGAAGGCCTACGACCTGACGTTGATCAGTCCGACCACGGCCGAGAAGTTAAAGAAGGCCGGCGACATCGGCGACCGCCAGTGGAAGAAAGCCGAGGCGCTGATCACGCGCAGTGAGTCTAAGCCCAGCGTCGCGCCGGTCTCCGACAAGCGCGACGCCTACGTGCCGCCCAACGCGGCCGACGACTTCGCACCGATCCCTGAAACCCAAGAGGCCGAAGCCGGTCTCGAACTCTGCTGAAAGACCCCATCATGAAACTCACCGACGTTCGTCTCTCGTTCCCTACCCTCTTCACCGCCGAGACCGTCAACGGCCAGGGCGAGCCGAAGTACGGCGCCCAGTTCCTCGTGCCCGCCGACTCGCCGCTGCGCAAGCAGATCGACGAAGAGATCACGCGCGTGGCCGTCGCCAAGTGGGGCGCCAAGGCCGCGGCGATCCTGAAGGCGAACGAGGGCATCCCGCAGAAGCACTGCTTCATCGACGGCGCGAAGCGCACCTACGACGGCTATGAGGGCATGTGGGCGCTGTCGGCCGGCCGCCCCGAGAAGAAGGGCCCGCCGCTGCGCTACGACCGCCAGAAGAACCTGCTCGACACCGACACCGGCGTGCTCTATGCCGGCTGCTACGTGAACGCGAGCGTGTCGTTCTGGTGCCAGGACAACAACCACGGCAAGGCCGTGCGCTGCGAACTGCTGGGCGTCCAGTTCTTCCGCGACGGCGACTCGTTCGGCGGTGGCAGCCGGCCCAACCCCGACGACTTCGACGACATCAGTCAGGGCGCCGACGCGGCTGCCGACCTGGCCTGAAGTTCCGCCCCTTCGGGGGCTGTTCGGTGAGCGGGTGGACACGCCCCCTCACCCAACAGACGGGAACGTCCTACTCCTACCTTCGCCTAAGCCCCGAGGGAACAAGGCCCAGGAGACCCGCGCGATGTGCCCGGTAAGTGTTTTGGCATCGCGCATCCGGTTCGAGTCGCGGACGTTGGCAACCACATGGCGACGATCCTGGGCAATCGGCTTTTCTGAGAACACACGACATGGAAAACTGGCGAGACATCCCCGGCCACGAAGGCCGATACCAGGTGAGCGATCAGGGCCGGGTGCGCGGGCCGAGCGGCAAGGTTCTGAAGACGAACGACAACGGCCGCGGCTACCTGCAGATCACCATCAGCCTCTACCCCCACGGCAAGCAGAACCGCCTCGTGCACCGACTGGTCGCCCAAGCGTTCAAGCCTAACCCCGAGCACCTGCCCGAAGTCAACCACCGCGACGGCGTCAAGGCGAATTGCGCCGCTGACAACCTCGAGTGGACGACGCGCTTAGGAAACGTCGCGCACGCTGCCGCGAACGGCCTGCGCCCGGAGCCCACGAGCCGCGCTGTGATCGGCACCCCCATCGCTGGCGGCGCACCTGTCCGCTTTGAGAGCCAGGTCGCGGCCGAGATCGCACTCACCGGGCGCCCGTCCTCCGCGGTGCACCACTGTCTCGTCGGCAAAAAGAAGTCGGCCTACGGCTATCGCTGGGAGCGGGCAGCGTGAGCCGTCTCTACCTCGACCTCGAGACCTATTGCGAGACGCCACTGCGTGACGGCACGTGGCGCTACGCGGAATCGGCTCACATCCTGCTGTGGGCCTATGCGATCGACGAAGACGGCCCCGTCAAAGTGTGGGATGTCCTCGGCGACACGGTCGGCCACTGGGAGCCACTGCTCGACGAGTTCGTGACCGAGCCGTCGCCCACGATGCCCGACGATCTGTTCAGAGCGCTCACCGACCCTAACGTCGAGTGTGTTGCGCACAACGCCGGCTTCGACCGCACCGTGCTCCTACACGCCGGCAGCACGGTCGAGCGTGCCGCAGCTCGTGACATCAAGCGCTGGCGCTGCACGATGGCCCGCGGCCTGGCGCACAGCCTGCCGGGCGCCCTCGAGAAGCAGGGCGAGGTGCTGCAGACGCTCGACAGCGAGCGCAAGCGCGAGGGCAAAGACCTGGTGCGGCTGTTCTGCATGCCGCGGCCCAAGAACCAGAAGCTGCGGCGCGCCACGCGCGAGACGCACCCCGCCGAGTGGGCCGAGTTCGTGCGCTACGCCGGCGGCGACATCCACGCGATGCGGGCCAACGTCAAGCGCATGCCGGCGTGGAACTACCAGGGCCGCGAGCTCGAGCTCTGGCACCTCGACCAGGCGATCAACCAGCGCGGCATGTGCATCGACAGGGGCCTCGTCGACGCGGCCATCCGTGCCGCTGACCGCGCGAAGGCTGCACTGGCCGAGCGCGCCCAGGAGCTGACCGACGGCGAGCTGCAGGCGACCACCCAGCGCGACGCGCTGCTGAAGCACCTGCTCGCCGAGTACGGCGTCGATCTGCCCGACATGCAGATGTCGACGCTTGAGCGCCGCATCGAAGACCCGGCCCTGCCATGGGCGGTGAAGGAACTGCTGCAGAACCGACTGCAGGCCAGCAGCACCAGCGTCGCGAAGTACAACACGCTGCTGCGCGGCACCAGCAGCGACGGCCGGCTGCGCGGCACGCTGCAGTTCGCCGGCGCCTCGCGCACCGGCCGGTGGGCGGGCCGCCTCTTCCAGCCACAGAACTTGCCATCGCGCGGCCTGCTGCCGCAGGACGAGATCGACTTCGGCATCGAGGCGATGCTCGCGGACTGCGAGCACCTGCTGTTCGACAACGTCATGCACGTCTGCGTGTCGGCCATCCGCGGCGCGATCGTCGCGCCGCCCGGCAAGAAGCTGGTGTGCGCCGACCTGTCGAACATCGAGGGCCGCGACCAGGCCTGGCTGGCCGGCGAGCAGTGGAAGCTGCAGGCCTTCCGCGAGTACGACGCCGGCACCGGGCCCGACCTGTACAAGCTGGCCTACAGCAAGTCGTTCAAGGTGCCGGTCGAGGCGGTCGGCAAAGACCAGCGGCAGATCGGCAAGGTGCAGGAACTGGCCCTCGGCTACGAGGGTGGCGTCGGCGCGTTCGTGACCTTCGCGCTGGGCTACGGGTTCGACATCGAAGAGCTGGGCGCCACGGCCTACCCCACCCTGCCCGCCGATCTGCGCGAAGAGGCGCAGGGCTTCCTGCAATGGTCCCGCGATCAGAAGCGCTCGACGTTCGGGCTGTCCGACCAGGCGTTCGTGACCTGCGACGCGCTCAAACGCGGCTGGCGGCGCGGCCACGGCAACATCGCGGCCTACTGGAAGCAGCTCGCCGAGACCGTGCGCGAGGCCATCAACGCGCCCGGCGTCACGTTGGTGTGCGGCAAGCTCAAGGTGCGCCGCGACGGCGCATGGCTGCGCCTGGTGCTGCCCTCGGGCCGCGCGCTGTGCTACCCGCACCCGCAGGTCGGCGACGGCGGCGAGATCACCTACATGGGGATCAACCATTACAGCCGGAAGTGGCAGCGCCTGAAGACCTACGGCGGCAAGCTGTTCGAGAACGTCTGCCAGGCTGTCGCGCGTGACGTGATGGCGCACAACATGCCGCTGATCGAGGCCGCCGGCTTCGAGATCGTGACCACCGTGCACGACGAGGTGGTCTGCGAAGCGCCGGACAGCGACGAGTTCACCGGCGAACGCCTGGCCGCGCTGCTGTGCGCACCGCCCCCGTGGGCGGCCGGCATGCCGCTGGCCGCGGAAGGTTTTGAAGCGAAGAGGTACCGGAAATGAAAGACAGCAAGGCCCTGCACCACCTGCGGGAGATCGTCGAGACCTACGGCAAGCAGGCGGGCGAGCTGAAGAAGCTGCGCCAGAGGGTCGGCACGCTGACCCGGCAACGCGACCAGGGCAACGCCCGCAACGCCGAACTGCGCGACCACATCGCCAAGTATCAGAAGGCACTGGCCGAGGCGCGCGTTCAGAAGACAGAAGCGCCCAGCGCATGGGCCGGCGGCTCGCGTGTTCACCACATGGGCGACTAAGGGTTTTCCATTTGCGCAAAGCTTTTAGCAGGTGCTAATATTCTGCTCATCGCAAGACCAAACCCGAACATGCACCGCCACACCTACAGCGTCCTGAGCATCGCGCGCCGCCACCCGCAGCTCTTCAGCGAGCTGGCCGCGGCCGGCAGGCTGCAGTTCTGGCCCACCAAGACGGACGGCACGCACCTCGTGGTCGTCTACCCCGACGGCACCGTGCACCAGGTCGGCGTGCTGTGGGGTGTGGCATGACCCCGTACAACACCGGCAAGGTGCTGATCGGCAGCGCCTACACGCCCCGCATCAAGCCCGAGCGTGCGAGCCCCGTCAGCGGCCCGCACAGGCCGCGCAGCGACGGCACGCGCTTGTGGGCCTGCGTCCTCGCCGTGTCCATCTTGGCGGCCCTCGCGCTGGCCACCTGGCCATGAAGTACCGCGACCTGCAGGACCGCCTGCTCGCGAACAGCGCGGCCGAGCACATGGGCCACACGATCAACGGCGAGCCGTCCGAGTGCTGGATCTGGATGGGCAACCGCAACCAGCGCGGCTACGGCCGGCTGACGTTGCGCGTGGGCGGCAAGCACAAGAAGGTGCTCGCCCACCGCGTCGCCGCGCAGGTGTTCGCGGGCGTGCAGTTCGACGAGAAGAACGACACTTGGGAACACCACTGCAAGGTGACGAGCTGCATCCACCCCAACCACGGCGAACCAATGGCGAATGAGCAGAACGCCGGCGGGCGTAGAAACGGAAGACGATGAGAGAACGTGACATCGAGGCCCACCTCGTCAAGCGCGTGAATGCGCTGGGCGGTGAGGTGCGCAAAGTGAAGTGGATCGGGCGCCACGGCGCGCCGGATCGGCTGGTGATGCTGCCGTACGGTTTTGTCGTTGCGGGCCACGCCGACTACGGTCAATCGGTTTGGGTCGAACTGAAGGCCACCGGCGTCAAGCCCGAGACGCACCAACTGCGCGAGCACGAGCGCATGCGCAAGATGGGCCAGCGCGTAGTCGTCATCGACAGCATCGAAGGCGTCGACAGGCTGCTCGATGCGTGACCTGACGCTGCGCCCCTACCAGCCGCTCATGCGCGACCACGTCATCGACAACGAGCGCGGCGCGCTGTTCGTGCCGATGGGCATGGGTAAGTCCTCGGCCACGCTGTCGGCGATCGTCGCGATCCTGCTGGTCGAGCGCATCAAGGTGCTGATCGTCGCGCCGGTGCGCGTGGCCCGTGACACCTGGCCCGACGAACTGCGGCGCTGGAAACAGTTCGCGCACCTGCGGTTCTCGGTCGTCGTCGGCAGCGCCGAGGAACGAGCCCGCGCCCTGGCCGTCGACGCCGACATCTACACCGTGAACTTCGAGGTGCTGCCCTGGCTCGTCGACCGGCTGGGCGACAAATGGCCGTTCGCGATGGTCGTGGTCGACGAGTCGTCGAAGCTGAAGGGCTTCCGCCTGCGCCAAGGAACGCAGCGGGCCCGCGCGCTGGCGAAGGTCGCGCACAAGCACGTGAAGCGGCTCGTCCTGCTCACCGGCACGCCCAGCCCGAACGGGATCATGGACCTGTGGGGCCAGATGTATTTCGTCGACGCCGGCCAGCGGCTGGGCCGCACCTTCAGCGGCTTCACCGGCCGGTGGTTCTACAACGTCGCCAAGGGCGACAGTGGGTTCACGCAGCTCGTGCCGCACGCCCACAGCCAAGCCGAGATCCAAGAGCGCATCCGCGACGTGTGCCTGAGCCTGAACGCGAAGGATTGGTTCGACATCAAAGACCCGGTGCGCAACGTGATCAAGGTGAAGATGCCGCCGGCCAAGATGGCGCAGTACCGCGAGTTCGAGCGCGAGCTTTTCACGCAACTGCAGGGCCACGACATCGAGGCCGTGAGCGCAGCGGCCAAGTCGATGAAGTGCCTGCAGATGGCGAGCGGCGCGGTCTACACCGACGAGACGTGCAGCGAGTTCGTCGAGGTGCACGACGCGAAGCTGCAGGCCCTCGAGTCGGTGGTCGAGGAAGCGGCCGGCATGCCGGTGCTCGTGGCCTACCACTTCAAGAGCGACCTCGCGCGGATCGCGAAGGCGTTCCCCACCGCGGCGAACCTCGCAACCGATGAAGGCATGGCCCGGTTCAAGGCCGGCGCCGCGCCGCTCGGGCTCGCCCACCCGGCCAGCCTGGGCCACGGCGTGGACGGCCTGCAGCGGGTGACGAACATCGTGTGTTTCTTCACGTCGTGGTGGAACAGCGAAGAGCACGACCAGTTCGTCGAGCGCGTGGGTCCGGTGCGCCAGGCGCAGGCCGGGCTTGATCGCCCCGTGTTCGTTCACTACCTGGCCGCCGCGGACACCGTCGACGAAGTCGTCGTCGCGCGGCGGGACTCCAAGCGCGCGGTGCAGGACGCGCTGCTCGACTACCTAAAAGCGAAAGGACAGAAATGAGCGACCCAATGCGAGAAGCCGGGCTCGGCGTGCCGGTGCACGGCGGCCGACCCATGACGCTGCGCGAGATCGCCGACGCCGGGGGCGCGCCAACCAGTCCCCTCACCGTGCAGGTCGCGGGCGACCACTACAAGAAATTGAAGATCCAGCCGATCGAGTTCATCCACGCGAACGGCATCCCCTTCGCCGAGGGCAGCGTGATCAAGTACGTGACCCGCTGGCGCGACAAGGGCGGTATCAAGGATCTGGAGAAGGCCCGCCACTTTCTCGACCTGCTGATCGAACTTGAGTCAAAACAGCACTTGTCAAAAACTTAGCACCTGCTAAAGTCTTTTCAGCAACTTTCAGGCACACACCATGTGGCTCAGTGACACCCAACTCGACGAACTCTGCGAAGGCATCAGCCGCGAGCAGAAGGCCCGGCGTTGCAAGTTCCTGCGCGGGCTCGGGCTGCGGGTGGTCGAGACGCCCAGCGGCGCGCCGCGGGTGCTGTGCTCGAACGTCGAGGCGGTGCTCGGCGGCCTGCCGCCGGCCGACCCGAAGCCGGCCGACCCGAAGCGCCCGGCAGCGTCGAACGATGCGCAGCCGGATCGCGCGGCGCTGGTCGCGCACCTGAGCAAGGGCCGCCGGCGCGTGGCTGCCTGACATGGCCCGCCCACGCAAGCACAACCCGCTCGGCCTGCCGGCCCGGGTCTACGCCCACCACGGGGCGTTCTACTACGTCCACAAGTCCGGCGAGTGGGAACACCTCGGCACCGATGTCGAGGAAGCCAAGCGCAGGGCCAAGGTCTACAACGACCCGGGCAGCAGCTTCGGCACGATGTCCTACTACCTCGACCTGTTCCTCGCGCACTGCGACAAGCGCGTCGCCGCGAAGGGACTGGCCGAGCGCACGCGCGACGACTACAAGCGCGACAGCGAGCCGCTGAAGAAGTATTTCGGCAAGCTCACGCCGGCCCAGGTGACGAGCAAGGCGGTGCAGGACTACCTCGACCTGGGCGCCGAGCTCAATCGCGCCGTGCGGGCCAACCGCGAGCGGGCCTGCCTGTCGGCGTGCCTGTCGTGGCTGATCCGCACCGACGAGAACTGCGGCATCAAGGTCAACCCCTGCATGCGGCAGTCCGGCGTCAAGCGCAACCGCGAGACGAAGCGCGAGGTGTACGTCGAGGATGCCTGGTACCGGGCCGTCTACGACGCATCGCCTAAGTCGGTGCGCGGCATGATGGCGCTGGTCTACCGCACGTTGCAGCGCCCCGATGACATCCTCGGCTGGGGCCCGTGGAACATCGTCCACAAGGACGGCCAGCGCGTGCTGCGCAACGACCAGGGCAAGACCGGCACGGTCGTCGACATCGCGATCGACGCCGGCCTCGACGCCGTGATCCGCGAGCTGCAGGGCGAGGTGCCCAGCATCAGCCAGCCGTGGCTGCACACCCTGAAGGGCGAGGCGTACACCTACGACGGCCTGTGCGCCATCTTCCGGCGCGTGCAAGCCAAGGTGCGCAAGGACATCCCCGGCATGCCGACCTGGGGCTTCTACGACCTGAAGGGCAAGGGAGCCACGGACCTGGTCTACCGCGAAGGCAGACCGCTCGAGCTCGTGCAGTTGCTGTGCGGGCACAAAGACAAGACGACCACCGAGATCTACGTCAAAGCCCGGTGGCGTGAGACGGCTGTGTCGAACAGCCGCCAGATTGGGGCCTGACCACGCCATGTTCTTCCCCATCGGCCCCCTCCCCGCGATGCCCATTCAGGCGCCTGCGGACACCCAGGCTGCCAATGACCCGCAATACGTGGCGGCCGAGCCTTCCGCTACTTGAGCGACGAGTATGGACAGCCCAATTCGCATCATCGTGCCGGTCAGCGGCGGCAAGGACAGCCAAGCCTGCCTGAAGCTGGCGCTGGAGAACTACCCGGCATCCCAGGTGCGCGGCCTGTTCTGCGACACGCTCAACGAGCACCCGCTGACCTATGCCCACATCGACAAGATGCGCGAGCTGTACGGCGTCCGCATCGACCGCGTGAACAACGGGTCCGTCGAGTGGCAGTGCTACAAGCACGAGCGCCTGCCCAGCGGCACAGCCCGGTTCTGCACCGAGGAACTGAAGATCTGGCCGGCGAAGTGGTACTACAGGGCGCTGGCCGAAGAACAGGGCGGCTTTGAAGTCTGGTACGGCATGCGCGAGGGCGAGAGCCGCGACCGTGCCGAACGCTACGCCGCCATGGTCAATGACGAGCTGTACGAGCCGCACGAGGTGCTGAAGAAGTACCCGCAGTACCTCGGCGCCATGGGCGTGCGCTTCCGCCTCGCCGTGCTGGATTGGTCAGAGGACGAGGTGAAGCGCTTCGTCGGCCTGGAGAACCTGAACCCGCTCTACCTGGAGCGGGACGGCGAGCCGGGCTTCGATCGCGTGGGCTGCTTCCCCTGCGAGGCGTCAGGCGATGCGCCGCGCGCCAAGGCGTACCAGTTCGATGACTTCGGGCGCCAGCAGTACCGGAAGTTCATCCGCATCGCGGCCGACCTTGGCAAGCCCTTCTTCAACAGCAAGCACGGCGAGGCCAAGCACGGCGGCGCCTGCGCGCTGCACTGCGGCATCTGAGCCGCTTCCCATCCCCTGGAACTGAGTATCACCATGAACAACGACCAGATGCGCGAAGCCTTCGAGGTCCACGCTGAGAAGCGCGGCCTTCCGCTGGACGAGACGCTTTCCGGCGCGCCCGGCGCGGGACCGCAATTCGTCTACATCGAGACCCACGAAGCGTGGGAGGCATGGCAAGCCGCGCTCAAGCACACCGGCGAGACGCAGACGGCGTCCTGGACCGCGCCACCACAGTCCGCCCGCCCGATGCGACCGACCGAGCACCTGCGGTTCCTGGAGCGCCAGGAGGATCAGGGCGACGGCACGGCCCGCAGGGTGCGTGTGCTGCAGCAGTCATGGGCGCCTCTCCACGGTGGCGGCCCATGCGAATGGCGGGATGTGCCGATGGCCACCGCCTAACTTTCGATCCCCGGAAGATGCACATGCTGACTGCCTTTCAGATCCGCCAGCTCATGCACCAGACGTTCCAGCGGCAGGCGCTGATCCTCGTCCCTGAGTGCAACTGGACCGGCCACGAGTGCGACCTGCTGGTCGTCCACAAGTCCATGCGCATCATCGATGTCGAGATCAAGATCAGCCGCGCCGACTTCAAGCGCGACGCCGCGAAGGACAAGTGGTGGCACCGGATCCCGGTCGAAGAGGCCCGCGCGCGCGGCCTGGACTGGTGGACCCATCGCGAGCACGACGACTGGCCCCGCAAGGTCTGGAAGCACTACTTCGCCATGCCGCGCGAGATCTGGAAGCCCGAGCTGGTCGAGTTCCTGCCGTCGCCGATGTCGGGCGTGATCCTGCTCGACGGCCGCGGCCCCTTCGTCGAGCGCATGGCGAAGCCCTGCAAGGACGCCCAGCCCATCGCCGCGAAAGACGCCATCGACATCGCCCGCCTCGCCAACCTGCGCATGTGGGACGCACTGGTCAATCGCCAGCTGGCCGCCGCCTGAATCCCACCCTTCGAACTCATCCATCATGAAGCAACTCGTCATCTATCACGCGAACTGCACCGATGGCTTCACGGCCGCCTGGTGCTTCCATCACGCCGCGCCCGACACGTTCGACTTTCTGCCGGCCAGCTACGGCCAGGAGCCGCCCGACGTGACTGGCCGCCAGGTCTACGTGGTGGACTTCAGCTATCCCCGCGACAAGCTGCTGGCGATGGCTGAGGTCGCGGCCGGCGTCACGGTGCTGGATCACCACCAGTCGGCCGAGGCGGCGCTGGCCGGCCTGGAGCATCCCCGCCTGCACGTCCACTTCGACATGCAGCGCAGCGGCGCGGGCATGGCCTGGGACTTCCTGTTCCCGAGCCAGCAACGCCCGCGCTTCCTGGGCTTCGTCGAGGATCGCGACCTGTGGCGCTTCAGCTTCGTCGAGACGAAGGCCTCCCACGCCTATCTGGGCAGCATCCCGCACACCTTCGAGAAGTGGGACGAGATCATGCTGGGCAACGTCACCCAGCAGACCATTGCGCTGGCCCAGGGTGAGGCGCTGGTGCGCCTGGTGGAGAAGCAGGTCGCTGACGCCGTGCGCTCCACCCAGCGCCGCATGGTCATCGGTGGCGTCGAGGTGCCGGCCGCCAACGTCCCGGGCTTCCTGGCGAGCGACGCCGGCCATGTGCTCGACGACGGCCAGCCCTTCGCCGCGACCTACTTCGACACCGAGCAGCGGCGCTGCTTCAGCCTTCGCAGCCGGCCGGATGGCGCCGACGTGTCGCTGATCGCCGGCCAGTACGGCGGCGGCGGACACAAGCACGCCGCCGGCTTCTCCGTCCCGCGCGACCACGACCTGGCCCGCGTCTAACTTTTCGATGTACGAAGCCTGAGGAACACCATGGCACTCACAAAGTGGACCCCGACGACCGACCTGATGATGCTGCGCCGCATGGGCAAGCTCCAGGAGGAACTGGCAGAGCTGGCCAACGTGGCCGCGCGCTGCATCATCCAGGGCATTGACGAGGTGGACCCGGGCTCCGGCAAGGTGAACCGTACGCGCCTGGAGAACGAGATTGCCGACGTGCTGGCGCAATGCCGCTGCACCATCGACGCGCTCGGCCTAGACGATGACCACATCGCCGAGCGCACCAGGGAGAAGCGCGAGCAGATGGCGGAGTGGGAAGCGATGTTCCCACCCGCTGGCAGCGAGGAAAAGCCGGTCTTCGTGGTCGATCACGTCGGCAGCAGCTACGGCGACGGCATGGAGCACACCACGGTCATCGTGGGCCACAGCCTGGACCGCCGCGCACTGGCCCGCGGCGCGAAGCTGTACGAGCTGCCGCCCGTCCAATCCCCCGCTTGAAGGCGCAGAAACCCGGCAAAAACTAGACCGCCTCCCCTCTGAACACGCGGCCAATCGGCCGCGTTTTTCGGCCCATAATATTTGCCACGCTCACCCCGGATAGTGAGTATCCACGCGGGTTTCCGGGCAGATCGAACCCGGGACTGTTAATCCCTCGGCGCGAAATTTTCTGGCTGTAGAATCAACAACTTAGAAACGCCAAAACAGCAGAATATTTGCCACTGGCAAATATCAATTCCCCAGTAGCTCAGCGGTAGAGCAGCAGACTGTTAATCTGTTGGTCCGTGGTTCGATCCCACGCTGGGGAGCCAAAGTTGTCGGCGATATGATCGCGGCCCGCCAACTTCAAGGACCACCATGGGCCCGATCCATACCGGCATCTGCGTCGGCATGGCCACGTTCGTCGTGACCACCGCTATCCCTCCGTCTTTGCTGCCGATCGCCGCGGCCTGCGCCGCGGGGTTCCTCGCCTACCGCTACGGGGGCGTCAAGGCATGAAAGTCATCATCGCCGGCGGGCGCGACATCAACGAGTACCAGCACGTTTGCGACGCCATGGAAGCGGCGTTGCTCGTGCTCGACCCACCGACCGAAGTGGTCAGCGGCCAGGCGCCCGGCGTCGACACGCTGGGCGAGCAGTGGGCGGCCGAGCGCGGCATCCCGGTGCGGCCGTTCCCGGCCAACTGGTACCCGGCGCCGGGCCGCCTCGATCGCGCCGCGGGCCCAAAACGGAACCAGCGCATGGCTGAATACGCCGATGCGCTGGTTGCTGTGTGGGACGGCAAGAGCCGCGGCACGGCCGACATGATCCGGCAGGCGACGGCCCGGTTCGGCCCGACCCGGGTGGTCGTCTGGCGCGTCTAGCTGCGCTCGGCGAGCAGCGCGTCCAGCGCCTCGATGTTCATCGTTAGGCGGGCCCGGGCGTCGGCCAGGGCCTGCGCCGGTATGTCGGTTCGGCCGGCGACCATCGCCTCATGAACCAAGGGCGCGAGCGCGCCGATCAGGGAACTCGCGTCGTTGATCACGGCAACGACATCCGGCAGGGAGACCTTCACTTCTTTCCTTCTTGCGCTTTGCGCGGTACTGAGGGCGCAACGTTAGCGGGGAATCGTTTCCCGATGTATCCGTTCTTCGTGAAGTACGGCGCGGTTCGAGTCACTTGATCGGGTTCGCCCGCGCCAGCAAAGCGGTCTTCTCGGCGCTGCCCCGCGTGGACCCGAAGTAGTACGCGAGCACCTGTTCCGCCTTGGCCGAGAGGTAGCCCACCAGCGTGCCGGCGAGCGCGCTGTCCACGTTGGCGAAGCCGAGCAGCGTCGAGCCCACCAGCGCCAGGAACCCGCCCACCACGGCGTAGGCCAACACCTTGTTGGTGTTGTCCTTCACGGACATCTCGCGCTGACGCGCGCTGTCCCGGTCCCGCATGTCGAGTTCCGCGAACTTGAACCCGAGTTCACGCTCCTGCTGCACGAGCGTCTGCTCGGCCAGCTTGAGCTGCGTGATCTGCTCGCCGGTCAACTGTCCGGCGGTCAGCGCCTCGGTAACCTTGTCCTTGGTCGCGTCGGTCCACCCGAACGCGGACCCCACGGCCTGCACGGCCACGCCGGCCAAGGGGCCACCTAGGGCGGTTGCCACCGTCGGGGCGATGGTCTTCAGCCAGGTCAGGTCCATGTCAGGCCTCCAGCAGGTTCAAAGCGATGCGGCGGGCCCAGCCGCGGCCGTAGCTCGGCCAGGCACGGGCTTCGGTGACGTGGAGCAGTCGGGCGCCGTTGAACCGCGCCACGAGCCGCAGGGCCGGCATGCTCTGCACGGCTTGCAGGGTCCGCGGGCCGAGCACCCCGTCTTCGGTTTGGCCGGCCGCCTTCTGCAGCGCGCGGACGGCGGCCTTCACGCCGCTGTTCACGGCCATGTCGAACAGGTCGAAGCGCATGGCGTCCGGCACACAGTCGCACCCGGCCGGGCCCCAGTAGTCGCGCCGGTACAGTTCGCGGGCGCGCTCGATCGTCAGGTGCTCGATGTCCTCGCCGGGGTAGGCCGCCGCGCTGATGCCGTACTTCGTGCCCTTGCAGGTGCCGAGCCCCACCTCGCCGCCCGTCCAGTTGCCACTGTCCGTGCGGTCTTGGGTGAAGCCGCCCTCGTGGCCGCGTAGACGCTCGAACGCTTGGTCGAAGTCCATCATTTCACCTCGTAGCTGCCGACGAAGTAGTAGGCGCGATTCGCCGTGTCGGTCGTGTGGAACGACAGCACGAGCCGGTCATTGGCGACCGAGCCCTCGATCGCGCCGGTGTCCACCGTGGTCGCAGCACCCGTGACGCCCAGCGCGTTGAACACGCCCGCGGCGTCGGTCAACGAGGTGAAGTTCGACGCGATGGGCAGCGAGAGCTCGAGCGTGCAGAAGCCCGTGGCCGTCGGGTCGATCGTGATGCGACCGGCGAAGTGGACGATGTTGCCCACGCGGATGTAGTGCGCCGAGCCCGGCGTCGCGGCTGCGACGTTCGTGCCCAGCGTGGCGGTCGGCGTCCAGCGGCCCGAGACCAGCGTCTCGCGTTCCTCGCTGATCGTGGCTTGGTAGCCCATGACCCACAGCCGGTTCTTGTGCGCGCCGCCACCGGCCGACACGATGCACATCACCAGGCACGGCGGCGCGGTGGTGTTGGGCTTGTACAGCGCCAGGCCTTCGGGCTCGTAGAACGTGCCGTCGGCGGTGGCCTCGGTGATGCCCACGCTGACCGCGTTGTTCGTCTGCTCGAGCCGCCCGTCCAGGCTGTAGCGGTCGATGCGCTTGCCGGTCAGGCCCGAGTTGCCGGACACGATGTAGATGCTCGCGCCGTCGCAGGCGATGCCCTGCAGTGGGCGGAACGCGGCGGCCGTGTCGTCGCTGATGATCGCGCGATCGACGTTGAACTCGTGCAGCCACTTGCTGCTGTAGTCGCCGGCACCGCCGGCGACCAGCGCCGGCAGGTCGAACACGCGAATCCAGAAGTCGCGCGAGCTCTTGCGCCCGATGGCCACGAGGAACCGGCCGCAGTACGACACCGTCGGCATCGTGTTGTTCGTCGTGTAGGCGAACTCGCTGCCGAACAGCGTGTAGACCGCGATGTTCGAGATGTCGGCCGCGTTGCCGGCGTAGTTGAAGCGGATGGCTTGGCGCCCGCCCAGCGGGTAGTTCGTCGCGTCGTAGCGCACCGAGCCCCAGAGCTTGACCGTGCCGTCGGCCAGGTACTCCAGGCCGATGCCTTGGTGGCCGAGCTGCGCGTTGGCGTTCGACACGCCCGAGGCCGCGCGTGCAGCGGTGCCGCCGGCCATCAGGTATTCGCTGATGTAGCTCACCTCGGGGGTGCCGTCCACATGCAGCGTGTAGATCTTCCCCGCCTTCTCGTCGAAGGCGAACCCTTGCAGGCCCAGCACCTGGGTCAGCAGGTGGTTGCGATTGGCGAGGCCCGCCGAGCAGTCGCGCAGAATGTTGATCGGCGACGACAGCGGCGGCTTCTTGCCGGCACCGGCATACCAGCTATAGGCATCGGCCACGCCGCCGATCGTCGTGGACTGCGCCAGGACGAAGCGGCCGTTGGTGTACGCGTTCTTGGCCGGGTAGGCGCTGAGCTCGAACGAACGACCGCGCAGGTCGATCGTGCGGCCGGTGACGGCCGCCTCGAACGCCGCGAAGGCGGCGCTGTCGTCGGTCGTGCCGTCGCCGGCGGCGAGATAGGGGTCGTCGCTTGGGTGGGTGTCGAAGCGCAGCACGCTGTGCGCGCCGGCCAGCATCGAGTAGGGAACCTTGGTCGTCATGGTGTCTTGCCTATCAGGTGCTCGGCCGCCCAGGCGATGACGCCGCCCGCCGTGGCCGACGCGCCGCCGATTGCCATCAGGACACGCCAGCCGCCACGGGCCTCGGTGAGCTGGTCGCGCATCGCGTGGATCGTCGCGACCAGTTCTTTCATTCCGGTTTTCAGTTCGCCGATCTCGCGGCCCATGCCTTCGACCGTGCGCTCAAGCGCGGCGATGTCGATGCGCGCCTGCGTGAGGGCTTCGGATTGGTGGAGGATGTCGGGCGGCATCACAGGCTCGACGTGATGTGAGTCGTGATGCCCGCGAACGCTGTGTACTTGGTGACAGCGCCCCATGTGTTGCCGCCGCCGCTGTACAACGCGCCCATGGCGCCGAATTGGTCGCCGACGTAGATGCCGACATCCGTGCCGGCACCGCTGAAGGTGCAGTCCTTGATGGTGTAGCGGCACATGCGACCGAACAGCGCTCCGTTGGCGCCGGCCGCAGGAAAGACACAGGACAGAGCCGTCACCACACCGTCATAGCAAAGCGCCGCCCTGCCGCCGCTCACCGTTAGGTTCTGCAATTCCAGCAACCCACCCCAGACGGCTACTTTGTTGGTCGAGCAGTCCAGCACCGTGCGCAGGTTGATCGCGGTCGCCGCGCCGCCGTGCTTTTCCCACGGCAGCAGCACGATCCGGCCCGACCAGATTTCAAAGCTGGCCGGCGGGCTGTAGGTGCGGGGCGCGCCGTCAGGACCGGAGGCCAAGTAGATGGACGTGGAGCCCGCGCCGTTCGTGCGGCGGATCGCCTCGCCAAGCGTGGCCAGCGCGCGGTTGCTGCTGTACCCCTCGTTGAAGTCCGACCCGGCGGCCGGGTCCACGTAGATCGAAACCGTGCCGGTCGGGCCGTAGTTGACAGGGTTACCGGCCAAGAACCCGAAGCGCTGAACCTTGCCCAGCCAGCTCGCGAGGTTCGCCATGGCGCCGCCATAGTCCTGCTCGGTCTGGTTCTGCTCGAGCACCAGCGTCGACCCAGTATTGGCGCAGGAGATGGCCGTGTTGGCGTTGGTGTTGCCGATCCGCACATGGCGCAGCGTGACCGTGCAGCGCCGGTTCTGCATCGCGATGATGCCGTTCTGCTGAGACTCGATCCGCCCGCCGCTGATGAGGATGTCGGCCTTCTTGTTGCTCGCCGTGCCCAGCGCTTGGACAACGTAGGTGCATTGCTCGAAGTAGCTCGATTCAAAGCGCACGCTGTCGATGTTGTTGTCGGTGTCGATCAGCACCGCCGGCGCGAGGTTCGCCAGCGTGAAGTGAGCCCCGTAGCAGGCGAGGCTCGCATTGTCGTAGAGCAGGCCGCCCGCATAGGTTTGCGAGGCGTGGTTGCAGTTGGAGATCCACGACTCATAGCCGGCGTATTTCCAGCCGACCGCGCCGCCCGCGAAGAAGCAGTTGCTGATGGTCGAGTTGTCCAGCGACGCTTTGAACGTACCGGTGTCGTTCACCATGTCGAGGCAGGTGTCGGACGGGTTGCGGAACTCGCAGTTCAGGAAATGCACCGCCTTGGCGGCGATGGTTGAGTCGGCCACTTTGTCATCACTGCCGCCCACCCAGACGCAGCGCAGGAAGCGCGTGGTGAAGTCCGTCGCGGCCTCAAATACCAGACCGTCGAACGACATTTCATTGCTGAACCGCGCGTCGATCATCGGCGCCGACAGGGGCGTCGAGATGGCGCTGCGCAGTACGGCGCCGCGGCCGAAGAAATGGATGAAGCCGCGGTAGGTGCAGTCGATGGTGCCGGTGATCTTGTACTCGCCGGGCGGGAAGTAGATCATTACGCGCGCCAGGGTCGAGCCCTTGAGCGTGCCGCGCGAATATATGTCGTGCTGCGGGTATGCGGCATACCGCTGCGTGTAGTGGTCGATCGCCGCCTGAATCGCCGCCGTACTGTCGGATACGCCGCTCGGGTCCGCGCCGAAGGTAGTCACGCTCGCAAGGTGGAGTCTCGCACCCGCCAGTTCGGCTAGGGCTGCCTCGGCATCGGTCGCCGTGAACAGGCCGGCGGCGTCGAGCACGCTGACACTACCGGCCTGGGTCGTGCCCTGCGGTAGCGCCTGGCCCCAGCGCACAAAGACGTTGTCGGTGCCGGACGGTGGCGCGCTCGTGAAAGTCAGCGTCGTGCCGCTCAACGTGAAGTCGACCGCGGGCGTCTGCGTCACGCCGCCGATCGCGATGTCCAGATTGTTGATGTTGCCCGGGTCGCTCGACAGCATGAACGCCGTGGTCACGCCGTCACCGTCGAACGTCTGCGACTGCCAGGCCGCGAAGGCGACCACGGTGGCGAAGTCGGTGATGTCGCGGTTGACTAGCCCGGTCGCCGTGTCGTTCCAACCGATGATCTTCTGCGCCGACGGCACCGGCAACGTCACGTCGACATCGTCCGGCGTGGACACGGCCACGCGCAGCGCGCGGCTCACCTTCTCGCTGACTTGCTTGACCAGCATCACCGTGCGGTCGAGCGCGTCCTCAATCACCTGCGGGTAGAAGCCCCCGGCGTTGGTGATGTCGGTCTCTTGGGTGTAGTCGAGATTGCTGGCGATCGTCAGCGTCTCACCGACGGGCAGTTCGTCGCCGCTGATCGGGTAGGTGACGCTGCCGCCGGGGTCGGCGTTCTGGTCCGCGTTCAGCGTGACGCTGTAGTCGCTGTCGAGAACGAGGGTGAACTCGAGCCCGTCCTCGTCGGTTCGCACGACGAGCAGGTCTTCCTTGCTGAACGCCTTGAACTCAAAGGGGAACGCGGTCTGCGAACCGTTGCCGTTGAACGGGCCGGCGCGCGGGTCGTCGGTCGAGGAAATGGTCATTCAGCAGCGCCTTAAAGCTGCTGAAATTGTGGGCGGTCAGGCCCCCGCTATGTGCACGCGGCTATTTGCTCGCCGGGCTGGCGCGGCCGGTGACCAGGCCCCGGGCCATGTCGGCCGGCCCGGTGGGCACAACGTCACCTTCCTGCACGTCGGCCGCGTAAGACAGCGGGCGCGCGGCGATGTTGGCCGGGATGCCGGTTGTCAGGCTGACCAGGCTCGCAACGTCCTTCACGCTCTTGGACTTGTCGCCGTCCTCGAACATCGCTTTGTAGAGCGTCCACGGGGCTTTCACCGCCGACTCGATCATGCTGATCGCCGGGCTCGTGGCGAGCCGGTCGTCGTAGGGCTTGCTGTTGCCCGCGTTCACCACGGCATTACCCACCTGGCCGAAGATCGGGATCATCGCGGTGGCGCCGCGCAACGTCGCCATGCCGAACACGGCCTGCAGCCAGTCGTCGAGGAATTCGCCGTCCTTGTCCTCGTCGTCCGGGCCGCCGCGGAACGCCTGCACGATGATCTCGCTGACCCACGCCGGCACGAGGAAGGCCATCAGGGTGACGTACAGGCCGCGGCCGGCGCCCTTGCGCAGCCCCATGTCGCGGCTGATGGTCTGGAATTCGGTGCCCAGCAGGTTGGCCTGCATGTTGAAGTAGCCGGCGAACTGGCTGAACATGCGGCTGAAGCTGCTGCCGCCTTCCCAGTTGCTGATGTCCTCGGGCAGCGTCGAGCCCTGCGTCTGCCGCACGGTGGCGTCGGCGAAGCGGCCGGCCTCGCGCTCGTCCTGCCCCTGCTCCAACGCCTGGTTGCGCGCCGCGATCCAGATGATCGGCGACATGACGTTGTCGACCGCCGACTGCATGAAGTAGGCGTGCCGCATCGTCCACTGCTGCGTTTGCTCGTACAGCCCGGGGTTGATCAGGATGTCCTTGATCGCGTCGTTCATCGCCGCGACTTCGTTGCTGATGCGGCCGGCCATGTAGGGCGAGGCCTCGACCACGTCGGCGGACATCTGGCGCGGGTTGGCGGCGTAGTGCGCCATCGCGCCCACCAGGTACTTCGGCCGCACCTTCACCGCAGCGATCGTGAACCCGGTGATCTGCTGCGCGGCGTTGACCACGTTGCCGAACATCGCGGCCATGCCGGCGCGGTTGCGCAGCGTCGACCACAGGCGCCACGACTGCCAGTGTCCGGGGCTCGGCGTCGTGACGGTCTGCCGGGCGGCGCGGTTCAGCCACGGGCTGATGATCGCGTCGAACGCCGCGGGGTCGATGCGGTTCACGCCGTAGGCGACGCCCTTGCTCGTGAGCACGCGCCGCACGTCGCGGATCGGCCGCTCCATGTGGCCGAACAGCAGCACCTTGTCGATGTGCTGGGCCAGCGTCGCTAGGTCCAGGGTCAGCGGGCGGTTGTACTCGACGCGACCCTTCGTGAAGCCGCGCGCCGTGGCCGGGAAGGCGAACGCCATCGAGGCGTTTTCCTCTTCCATCAGCGTGCGGGTCTTGGCGTCGCTGACGACGCGCGGGTCGGCCTGCGCCGGCACGTAGCCGCCACGGTACTCGCCGAACGGCGTGGCGACGGGCTCGGCCGTCACCTCGGCGAAATACTTGCCGAACACGTCGCGGTGTGTCTTCTGCGCCAGCGGCTTGGTCTCTTCGAGCAGATCCCACACGCCTTGCACGAAGTCGAAATGCGCCTTCGTCAGCACGCCCTCGTCGGCCATGCGCTTGATGAACGCGTCCCACCGGCTGGTGTCGAGCGTACCGTCGGGCAGTTCGGTCGCCCACTTGCGGCCGAGCAGCAGCTTGCGCTTGTTGCTCGAGTTGCCGGTGTGCAGCACCGCGTGCAAGATCTCGTTCAGCGCCACGCCGCCGGTGTCCTTGCCGAACGTGTAGCCCAGTTCGGGCGCGTCGACAATGCGCTTGCGCATGCTCGGCCTGATCGGGTCGAGCAGTTCGCGGAAGCGCTTGAGCAGGCGGGCCTTGTCGGTCCGGTAGGCGTCGGCCGCTTCCTTGACCGGCTGCCAGATGTACGAGCGGAAGACGCCGCTGTCGGCGCCGTCCATCGCGCCGACCCACGACTCGGTGCGCCGCGCGCTGGCAAGGTAGGTCTTGAACTTGGCGAGCCGCTGCTCGGCCGGTGTGATGGCGCTGGCGTCGCCCGGCATGGTGTCGGGGATGCCGATCTCGGTGAGCCGGTCCTTCAGCGCCTCCTGCACCTCTTCGCGGTCCATCAGGTCGCCGTCGACTTCCATCTGCCGGCTGCGCTTCGCCAGGTGCCACAGGCTGGCGACTTCGTCGTTCAGCGCACGCAGCTCGTCGAGCGTGAGTTCGTCCAGCGGCTTGGCGTTCTGCATGGCCGCGTCAACGGAGCCCTGCAGCACCTGGCTCATGTCGGGGTCGTAGGCCGCGACCTTCTTCAGGTACTCGGCCGCCGCCTCGCCCTTGCGGCCGACGCCGTAGGCAGCCAGCACCGCGCGGGCCGCGTTCACGACATCCATGTCGCGGGTCTTGAGCCGGTCGTCGGGCGTGTTCGCCACGCGGGCGAAGAACTCGCGGACCTTGGCGATCTCGCCCACCGCATCGTGCGCGTAGCGCGCGGCGTAGTGGTTCAGCAACTGGTTGCGCTTGGCCGTGGCCGCCTCTTCGGTGCTCTTGCCGAGCAGCTTCTCGGCCATCTTGGCGGCGCGCGTCTCGGCCGCGGCGAAGACGTGCGGCTTGATGTCGGTCAGGGTCTTGCGGCCGATCACGCTCTCGGCAAACTGCTTGGCCGCAGTCACCAGAACGCGGGCCGGGCCGAGGGCCTTGTTCAGCGCGGCCAGCTCGGTCGCGATGAACTTGCCGCGGGCCTCGTTGCGGATGGCCTGCTCGGCGGCGCGCTCCAGCGCCTCGGGGCTCGACAGCCCGCCGTGTTCTTCGAGCATGCGCTGGTCGGTCAGGCCTTCGATGACTTGCTTGCGCGGCTGGGCGTTCTCGATCGCCTGCGCCATGGCGTCGACCGACGTGAAGCCCAGCGCGTCGGCGATGGCGCCGCGCCGCACGCCAGGGTCGGCGCTGAACGGGTCGTCCTTGAATTCCTTGTCGGCTTCCTTCAGCAGGTCGGCGGCGCGGTACTCGGGCCGCGCGTTCACCTCTTCGCGCACCTGGGCTTCGATGATCTTGCGCTTCTCGGCGGCGTCCTTCTGCAGCGCCTTCAGTGCCTTGTTCTTCGCGTTGGAGAGCCAGCGCATGTCGCGCAGGCCGCGGGCCTGCAGTCGGTCGACCGCTTCCGCCGTGGCTTCGGCGGCCAATGCGTGGTACGCGGCCGGGTCGACGCCGGCCTCTTTGAGTGTTTTCGCATCGTTGAACAGCGGCGCATAGGCGCGGGCTGCCTCGGCTTCCTTGATCGCTTCCTCGCTCGCGAGCATGCGGTCGTAGACGCGCCGGATGTCGTCGTTGATCTCGACGTTCAGCGCTTTGATGCTGCGGTAAATGCGGCGCATCCACTCGCTGAAGCGCTGGAACGTGCGGGCCAGTGCGGTGCTCGGGGCCTTGCCCTCGAACAGGTAGGCCTCGTAGCCGCGGGCGAATTTCTCGTGAAACTCGCGCTGCTGGTCGAGGCTCATGCTGCGCCAGGTGTCGAGCGGGGTGGCCTTCGGCGTGACGGGTTCGGTCGGCCCCGACTCGGGGCCGTCCTGCGCCAGCGTCTCGCCGCTCGTCGCGCTCACAATCTGCTCGGGCTTGAACACGGCGTAGTGGTCGGCAGGCGTGTCGCCGCCGTCGTCAGTGTTCTCGTCACGCAGATTTTTGATAATCAGCGCATCGTGCCCGCGGGCTTCTGCAATGTCGGCGAGGCCGTCGGTGCTGAGACGTTCGCCCTCAAACTCCAGTTCTTGCCAGGTGGCGCCAGCCGCGTCGAACGTGAGGGGGTTACTTGCGTTCAGATAGACGGGGTAGAGTGCGCCCCCTTCGCCTGCGGCGTAGGTGTCCGCGACAGAGGCGTCAGCGAACCAAATTGCTCGACCGCCTTCTTTGCGCCGAAACTTCCCTGCTTGCGCAACCCCCGCACCGCCGCCGTGGTACACGACCTTCGGGCGGCCGTCAGCCTCGACGATCTTGGTGCCTTCAAGTTTCTTGAGCACCGGCGCTGCGGCGCGCTGTGCACTCTGGTACTCCGATTCCAGACGCGCGAGGGCTCGCTCGCCCGTAGCGCGAAGCGGGTGCCCATCGGGTCGCGCATCCAGCAGACGACGCTGCTGGTCGATCTTGCGCTGCATCGCTGGCAAATCGGGCAGCAGTTGGTTCAGCTCGCCGGTCTTCGACCCTTCAGCCGCGACAGTCTCGCCACCCTTGATCCCGAACCACTCGAGCACCTTGTTCATGTCCTCGACCACGCTGGCCGGCGCGTCGGGCTGCGCGGCCATGTCGGCCAGCGCTTCGAGGTAGAAGTGCCCGAGCTCGTGGTGGAAGGTCGACAGGTCTGCCTTCGCGAGCAGCGCGATCGTGCTGGTGCTCGGGGTGAACGTCCCTTTCGGGTCGGCGTCTTGCGCGAACGGCTTCGGCTCGCGAACCATCGTCTCGCTGATCGTGAAGTCTTTGCTGCGCCCCTTGTTCGGCACGAACCCGAAACGCTTGTAGAAGTCGACCAGTCGGCTCTTGCTGCCACCGAAATCAGACGACGGCGACAGCGCGATGCGCTGATTCGTGCGGTCTGCGTAGTCGGTCAGGGCCTGCATCGCGGCGGTACCCTTGCCCGCAGCACGCTCCCCCTTCGGCACGACGATGCGCGACAGCGTGATCACGCCGTCTTTCTCGTTCACCGTCACGTCGACGCCGGCGGCTTCGATCGTTGCGCGGACCTCGTCGATCCGCCGGTCTTGATTGAGCACACCCGCCCGCGGCTTGTTGATCACGCCCTTCGCGAGCAGCGACGCGACCATCTTGTCGCCCTGCTCGGTTTGCTTGCGGCCGGGCGCGATGTCGAAGCCCGCCTCGCGCGCTGCACGGTACATGCCTTCGGCGATGCCGGCGCCGCGGAAGATGCCCGCGACCATGGTGTTCTCGGCGGCGAGCGTGCCATCAGGCAGCACGCCGAAGTCGATGCGGCCGCGCCGCCCGCCCTCGAACATGGCCGACACGTTCACGCTCGGCGTGTCCTTGTTCTGGCCCAGCATTTCGCGGGTGATCTCGACGCCGAAGTCGCGGCCCTGCTTGTCCTTGAACGTGCCGGCGTAGACGCGCTCGCCCTGGTCGAGCTTCTGCTGCGTGCCGGCCACGCCGGTCACGTTCAGCGGGTAGCGCTTCGCGAACTCGGCGACGCTGATGCCGAGGCGCGCGGCCTGTGTCTCGTAGAGCGCGGCCACTGCGTCAGCGTAGGCCTCGTTCACGCTGGGCGAGAAGCGGCCGGCGAGCGACAAGTGCTCGAAGACCTGATCGCGCACGGCCTTGCTTTCGACGACCGCTTCCTGCTGCGCCATGACCTTTTCGGTCTCGACCTTCAGGTCGATCTTCGCCAGCGTCTTCGCGTCTTCCTGGCTCAGGGCGTCAGGCGACAGGCGGGCGTGCTTCACGAGTTGGGCTTCGAGCCCGCTGCCCGCGACGAGCGCAGTGAACTCGCCGATCGGCACGATGGCGTCGCCACCGGCGGCCACTGCCTCGGCGAGCTGCGCCTTCGTGCTGGGCAGCGCGGCCTCGATCTGCTCGGGCTTCATGCCCGACTGCGCGAGCGTTTCGACCAGCTTGCCGGCGTCGATGTAGACCGCGCCCGGCACCCCGTGCTGCTCGGCCGCGGCCTGCACCATGGACGCGAACGCCGTGGGGTCGCGCTCGCGCAGCTTGTCCTTCTCGGACAGCTTGAGCAGGTTGCCCAGGCTCTTCGCGTCCTGCTCTGCCCGCTGCGTCTGCTGCTCGGCGCCGCTGACCTTGGCGAGGGCCTTGGTCAGCGTGACGTTGCCGCCGGTGCCGACGATCGTGGCGATCAGCGTCTGCGCGGCGGCGTTCGGCCGCTCGGCCAGGTAGTCGCTGAACGGCTTGCTCTTGTTCTCGGGCAGGACCGCCCACTCGTTCATGTCCTGCAAGATGGTCGCGACCTGCTCGCCGGGGATCTCAACCGCGGCCTGACGCACCAGCGTTTTGAAGAACGAGGTGCCGACCTTCACGTCGCCGATCAGGCGGGCGAGCGGGATCTTCTCGGTCGCGTATTCGATCGCGGCCTGCGACGCGGCGTAGGGCAGCGCCTGCGGCATCGACAGACCCTTCTCACGCGCGTCTTGATAGGACTGGCCGCCCTGCCCGCCGACCATCATCGTCAGGGCCGCGCCCTGCCCGCCGGGCAACAGCGCGAGCGGCAACGCGATCATGTTCTGCGTGAACGACTGCACGCCGCTGGAGATGCCGCCGGCGATGTTGCCCTCTTGCGGCGGCGACAGTTCCTCCGCCTTGCGTTCGGAGGCCGCGCCCTTCGCGGCGAACCCCTCGGCCAGGCGCCGCAGCGGATTGCCGCCGAACTTGTTGCCCTCGAGAAAATCGAGCAGCGGCGCCGGGAACTCGGCGACTGCCTGGAACACGCCGGCCGCGCCGCGGTTGGCCCGCTGCACCCCGGCGCCGATGTCGCCCATCAGCGTGTTCTTCGCGCTCGGGTGGCTGACGAGGTAGCGCACCGCCGACTCGATGGCCGACAGGTTCTCGACGTTGTCGTGCGCCACCTGGGCGAACGGCAGGTCGCGCATCTTCGCGGCCAGCGCGGGCGAGCCCTGCAGCAGCGTGTCGGCGCGCTCGAAGCTGTCCTGCCGCTGCACGTCTTGCAGGTTGCGAAGCACCACGTCCTGCGGCAGGCCGCGCGATGCAGCCAGCTTGCTCGCCTTCGCGGCTTCGTCGGGGTTCACCGCCGCGGCGGTGCGCAGCGCGGCCTGTTGTTGGGCGCGCTTCAGCGCCTCGTCGGCTTCGAGCGTGTCGAGGTAGGGGTTCTTCGGCGGCGCGCCGGTGGCGCTGTCGGTCGTGCGGACCCGCTGCTCTTCGAGGTTGAGCGTGTCCAGGTACGGGTTCGTCGCCACTACAGGCCTTTCTGTCGCCGGTAAAGCTCGACGATAGCCTGCTCGTCGGTCGGGCGTCCCTTGGCCTTCAGGGCCTGGATGATCAGCTTGCGGTCATCGTCGGGCACCACGATCTTCGCCTTCTCAGCCTCGCCGGGCTTGAGCTCGTAGGCGCGCTTGGTCGTGTCCCAGATGAAGCCGGGGACCGTGACCTTCATGATCTGGCGGTCGATGACCTTCTGCCGCTCTTCGTAAGTCAGCTCCTCGCCCTTCTTGCGGCCCTGCTGTTCGGCGATCAGCGCGTCGTTGATCGACTTGCGCAACTGGGCGCGCTTCTCGTCGTTGGCCGTGCCGTTCAGGCGCAGGCTGTCGACGACCACGTCGATCTGCTGGGCCAGGTTCACCGCTTCCTTCAGCGGCTTGTCGTCGCTGGTGCGCAGCTTGCGCTGCAGGTCGGCGAACTGCTGCAGGTCGCCGCGCGAGATCTTGTCGGCCAAGCGGCCCAGGTCGAACGCGACGAAGGCCTTGGGGTCATCCGTCACCATGCGGTTAACCTTGTCCCACGTGCCGAAGTCGGTCTTGACCGCCTTGCCCTCGGCTTCGAGCCGGCGCTGCTTGGCCTCGGCCTCGCGCTTCTCGATGATCGCGGCCTTGTGGCCGTCGTCCATCTGCGACCACACCGCGGCGGGCACCTTCTGGCCCTGCACGGTGTGCAGCATCGCGGTCTCGTAGGCCGTCTGCGACATAGCCTGCTTCGTCTGCTTGATCGTCGTGAAACGCTGCAGCACCTCGGCCTTGATCGCCTTCTCGTCCTCGCCCTGGTAGGTCTTCTCGACGTGGGCCATCGCGGCGGGCATGTTGTCGCCGAACTGCGCGACCAGTTGGTCAGCAGCTTCCTGCGCCTTCTGCAGGCGCCCGCCGTGGTCGAGCGCCTTCTCGATCGTCGCGCGCGTCGCGCCGGCGATCTCCTTCTTGTTCGTGTAGTAGTACGCCTTGGCCGCGTCCGGGTCGTTGTCGACCATCTGCATCACGACGCCGCGGTGCATGAGCGTTAGGGCCTCGCTCATCTTGGCCTGCGTCACCTCGGGCGGGTAACCGGCCAGGTTGCCGGCGATGCCGACAGCCTCGGCGATTTCCTTGCGCGCGGCGGCCACGCGCTCGGGCACAGGGTCGGCGATCGCCATGTTCACGGCGGTGCCGATGCGGGCCTGCGCGGATTCCTTCAGCGCCTCGTTCGCCTGGTGCTGCTCGTGGCGGCCCAGCGTGCTCGAACTCGACAGCCGCAACTGCGTCGCGCTGCGACGGAACGCATGGGCTTGCCGTTCGGTCAGGCCCTCGCCGTACTTCGTCGCCTCGCCCCACCACTGCGCCGCGCGCTCGGCGGCGCCCTTGGCGTTGACGCCCTGCTTGCCCAGTTCCTCGCGCTCGAACTTGAGGTAGTCGTCCTTGAGCGCAGTCTCGGCACGGAACACCGCGTCGATGTCGTCGCGGTTCTGCTGCCTCTGCTGCATCTCGACGACCTGGGCGCTGACCTGCGCAGCTTGGTCGAACTGCTTCGCCCGCACCATGCCAGCGCCGCCCAGCGCCTGCGGCGTGGTCTGGTAGGCGTTCGGTGCGGGGTTCAGCGCGACGCTGGGCCCGTCGACGGTCGGGACGCGCATCAGCCGTACCACCTGCTGGCGACTTGCGTGGCGGTGCTGTCGAGCAGGCTGCCACTGTTGGCGGCCGGTGCGCTGCCGCCGCGACCCATGCCGCCACCCATGCTGAAGTACGCACTGGCGCCGGCCATCGCACCGGAAAGCAGCGGGTTCTCGGCCGCTGACATCGCGCCGTAGGCTGCGGCGTCACCGGCGAAGTTCGACGCTCGCACCTTGTAGCCCCATGCCTCGCGCGCCGCGTTGGCCTTGGTGACCCGCTGGTCGTAATCGCCGAAGAAGTCGGTGTCGGTGAGGATGGCGTTCGCCGAGCCCTCGCTGATGTCCAAGCCGCGCGCGGCGAGCGATGCCGTCTGCGTGCCCTGCAGCGCGGCGTACTTGCGCCGCACGCCGGCCGCGGCCACATCACCGCGCTCTTTCGCGTCGGCGGCCTGCCACTCGGCGACCTGCCGGTTGTTCTCCGCGACCTGCGATTGGTACTTGGCCTGGTCCTTGCGCGTCTCGGACGCCTGGTAGGCGCCGACGCCAGCCAGCACCACGCCGATGACCATGGCGATGCTGGTCGGCTCACACATGCAGCGGCCCCATCACGAACGGGTGGAACGGCAGGCCGGCCTTGCCCAGCGTCTGCGGCGGGTACACCTTGAAGCCCATGTGCTTCAGCCACGCGATCGACTTCACGTTGCGCGCGTCCACGATGTTCAGCAGCGTCGGAAACAGGGCCAGCATCCGCGCAATGTAGATGCGGTTCAGCTTGATAAATGCACCCCTGTGGCGGTCGATGAGCGGCGTGCCGAGCAGCCACGGGGCGCCCTGGCCGCCGAGCATGTTGATCGGCACGACGCCGAAGATCGCCGCGATCTCGTCGCCGGCGACCGCAACCCACAGCAGCACCGAACGCTCGATGCTCTCGGCCAGGGTCCGCGCTTCGGCGCCGGGCCCGAGCAGGGCCTCGATCTCGTCGCGGTCGGCCGGCCGCAGGTTCGCGAGCAGCGCTTCAGCGTCACCGTCGCGCAGCTCGCGAATCTCGACCTTCACATCAGCCGCCTGACACCACGTCGAGCATCAGCGCCACCAGCATGACCGGCAGCGGGTCCGTCTGCTCGATCTCGACGCCGCCGTCGTCGTCCCACTGCGGCATGACGTTGGTGTGCTTCCAGCCGTTGACCATCGCGGGCGGCGAGCCGTAGGGCTCGGTCGTGCGCTGCTTGATCTCAACGAGCCGCCCGTCGGTCGGGCCGACGTGCACGCCGCTGGAATTGGCGAGGCGCACATGCACCTTGCTGATGTTCTTGATCGTGCCCTGGCCGAAGCCGTCGGCCTGCCACGACAGCGGCAGTGTGCGCAGGTTCGCGGTGATCGGCAGGCCGACGTGCACCTTGCTGGCCGCGACCGGCAGCGTGAGTGTCGCGCTGGCCGGCACCACCTGCTGCGGCAGCACGGCGCCGTCGGACAGGATGCTCACGGTCTTGCCGACCAGGTGCCACAAGCCGCTGACCGTGGCCGTCGGCGCGCCGCTGTAGGTCAGACCGGAATCGACAAAGAACGCGTCGGCCAGGGTGCTGAACTGGCGCGTGTGCAGCCGCTCGACGTAGGTCACGGCACGGCCGTTGATCGTGCGGTTCACCGCGGCGTAGAGCACGTCCTCGCCGCCCTCGGCGACGCAGCACACCGACTCGAACGTGCCGTCGGTGTCGTGCTGGTGCCAGGCCCGCACGTTCTGGCCCGGCACGTAGGTCAAGCCCAGCAGGCGGCCGTCGCTGCGCACCGCCCACAGCGTGGGGCACTTGGCCGACCGGCTGTAGGCCAGGTCGTCGATGTCGTAGCCGTCGAACAGGTGCGGCGCCAGGATGCTGATGTCGTTGGTCCGGTACAGCGCACCGTTGATGCCTTCGCCAGCGAAGGCGAACTCGCGCACGTGCCCGCCCTGGGCCTGCACGTAGAGCACGCTGGTCTCGGCCACGCAGGGCTGCACGTTGTTGGCGCCCACGTAGCTCTGCGGCTTCGGCGTCACACTGGCCGGCGTCAGCACGTCGCTGCCCGCGGCGTAGATGCGGAACTCGCCGCCGGCGGTCAGCGCGATCAGGTCGCCCAGCGGCACCAGGTGTCGGATGCGGTTCTGCTGGCTGGCCGCGATGCGGAAGATGATCGCGTCGTTGTCGCGCAGCGGCACCGACTGCGACAGGTTGCTCTCGGTCGCGCTGCGCGTCATCCAGACGTTCTGCGGCCGGTTGTCGGTGGCGCCGAAGCAGCGCCGCTGCTCCATGTAGGTGACGGTCGACGGGTAGTTGCCGGCGCCGGTGAACGGCGCGCTCGCCTCGGGCGGCGTCTGCGACATATCCGGCAGGATGTTGTCGTCCTCGAACACGGTGCCGTCGCTCTGCCCGACGTAGCCGAACAGGCCGCCGTTCGCCAGCTTGTAGACGTTGTAGCGCATCGCGCCGGCGACCGCGGCTGGCGTGATCTGCGTCTTGTTGCCGACGACCGTCAGGTCATGGCTCAGCGTCACGCTGGGCGACGCGAGCGATTCCTCGTAGGTGTCGGCCGACACCGCGGTGACGACGTACTCGTGGTTGATCGGCGTGCCGCCGCCCGGGCCCGTCACGGCGCCAGCCGGTACGGCCGGCGTGGCGATGGCCGGCGCGAACGTCACCGTCGACAGTTGCCAGTTCGTCGCGCCCAGGCGGCGCAGCTCGCGCGTCTCGTAGTTCGGGTGCGTGATCGTCAGCACGTCGGCCGACTGCGTGTAGTGCAGGTCGAACAGGTCCGCGGCCAGGTAGGGCGTCGTGACGGTATAGACGCGCGCCGCGGTGCCGCCGGCGGTGAACGCCGGCATCGCCGACGTGTCGATGTTGGCGCCGGCCAGGTCGGTCAACTGGAAGGTGTTCGCGCCGGCGTTGACGTTGGCGACCTTCACGTAGCGGCCGTTCAGCGCGGTCATGCCGCCGATGCCCGACAGGTACATCGTGTCGCCGTTGCTCGGGTCGGTGCCGACGTAGGTCAGCACGCCGGGGTTGGCCTGCGTGATGGCGCTGATCGCCAGGCCGGTCTCCAGCAGCGTGGCGCCGTTGGTGTGGAAGCGCACGCGCTGGTCGGTGAACTCCAGCGCCATCGTCTGCTCGACGTTGTACGCGAACGGGATCATCCGGCAGCCGGTGTTGACCCGCGCCTCGTTGACGAACTGGAAGCCCGGCCGGTTGGCCGCCGGCCCGTGCGGCAGCACCAGGAAGTTCAGCGCGCGGGCCAGGCCCGTCTGCATCTTGTCGAGGTCGAGCCGGGCGTAGAGCTCCGGGGTGATCTCGCCCCCGGCGAATGACCGCATCAGGGGCTTGTGCATGCCGGCCATCAGCGGGCCCTTGCTGCGGTCGAGGTGTGCGTCGCGCGGCTGCGCTCGCTGTTGGCGTCGCTGACGCGAGCCTCGGCCAGCTTGCGCTCGCTGCGCTGGTAGAGCCGGTCCTGCACCACGCCGCTCGGGTCTTTGATGATCGGACCGACGATGTAGGACGCGAGTCGCAACGACAGGGCCGTCACGAACAGGCCCGAGAACTTCGTCGTGTCGTTCAGCCGGTAGGTGTAGACCAGCGTGGCGTTCACCTCGTCGGTGTAGATGTAGCTGCCCTCGCGCTGGTATTCGGCGCCGTCGTCCTCGTCGCTGGTGTAGCCGTCGGGCAGCAGGCGGCGCGGCTTGGCACAGTCGGCCGGCACCTGGTACTTGTAGGTGAAGTCCTCGCGGTCGTTGGTCAGCTCGGCCAGCGTGGCGCGCTTCGTGGCGAACGTCCACGGGTGCGCTTCCAGCAGTTCGGCCAGGGCGATCGGGTAGAACCGCGCGCAGTGCTCGGCCTCCGCGCTGCCGTCGGGCGGGTCGATCGAACTGATGTCCGCGGCCTGGCCGAAGTGGCTCAGGGCCAGGTTGCAGATGTCGGTCTTGGAGGCCATGGGGTGGGCTTACTCGATGTGCACCGGCAGGGGCTTGGAATCAGCTGACCTTGCGCAGCATGCAAGCGCCGATCTGTGCCGTGATCGCCGCTCCGTTGGTCCCGCTGATGACGACCTGCGGCTGCACGATCCCGGTGTTGGTCGGCAGCGTGAACGGGGCCGTTTGCAGCACCATCGACGGCGGCATATAGCCGGCGTTCGGGCCGTAGGTGCCGATGTTGAGGCGCCCACCGTAGGTCGAGCCGAGGTTGCCGAACGCCGAGGTGAAGGCGGCCAGCTGGGCGTAGACGCCGCCCGAGCCGCCTGTGACTGCGCCGAAAACCTCTGCGACAAATACCACCGTGTCACCGGGGACGATCTTCTCCACGACCGTCAGGCGGGCGGTGCCAGCGCCAGATTGCACGACGGCCCCCGGCGTAGTTGACCAGGTGGCCGAGTCGTCCGCTGCGCCGAGCGTGCCGGCCGTTGTCACCACATAGCCGGCGCCGTTGTCCACGGTCGGCATGACGCGGTAGCCCAGCTGCACCGTCGCGCCGTTGGCGAACGGGATAAACCTGATGTTCGTGGTGGTCGCCGGCACGACGGTAACGGTGCCGTCGTTTGCCGTGATGCTGGCCGCCACATTGAGAAGCGCGCCAGTCTTGTTCTGTGGGGCGTAGGAGCTTGCCGAGCGAGCGACAGAAGATGTGGTCGCCGTCGCATTCGCGCAGACCGCGTTCCAGTAGCTGGGGCCATTCCCGGTAACACCCGCGCCGGCCGTCCAGCCGTTGGCGCCGCTGGCGTTGTCGCCGTCGGCGTTGGGGTTGTAGACCAGCTGCGCCGCCGCGCTGGCGCCGGCTCCAAAGATGCTGCGCTTGGGGATGATCGGGTCCAGCACCGTGAACAGCTCGCGCGCAATAGCCATCGCGCCGGACGGCGCATGGTGGATGCCGTCCGACTGCCTCATGGTCGAGTGCATGGCGCCGGCCGAACCGTCTGCGGCCGTGCCGACGACGCAGCTGTAGCCATCCACGACGATCAGGCTCTTGTTTGCGCGACCCTGACCCACCAGCCAGGCATTGAACGTCTGCTGCTGGAGCTGCTGAGAGGCCGTCAGGGTCGTGCCCGGGGAGTCGGTGACAGCAACGACCTTGATGCCGAGCCCGTTGATTGCCGTCAGCAGCTGGGCGTACTGAGCTTGCACTGCCGCCGCCGTCGCGCCGACGCTGAAATCGTTGTAGCCGATCTCCATCAGCACATAGTCCGGCTTCGTCGAGAGCGCCTGAAGCTGTGGGAGCTGGGTGGAGATGACCTGAGCGACGGTATTTCCAACCACCGCATAGGAGGCCAGCCAGGTGATCCGCTGGCCCAGCATCTGCGTGATGATGGTCGGATACCCGAAGCTCAGCGACGGGAAGCTGCCGCCGTTGAATGCCTGGGCGATGCGGCTATGGCCCATGCCAACGAAGGTGCTGCCGTTCCCACCCCCTGACACCAAGGATTCGTCTTGGTCCGTCACCGGGTTGCGATACCCGATCAGTTGCCCGCTCGCGTTCACGATGTGGCGCACGCCGCTGACGATCCGACCGTCCATGGTTCTAGTCCTTCAGAAAAAATGGGCCGCTCAGAGGCGGCCCATTGGCAACTGCTTGCCGGAAAACTTAGGCCAGGTCCGACCCGCCGCCCGCGAGCTGCCCGGCCTTCTGCTTGACGGCCGCTTGCGCGTCCTTGGGCTTCAGGTCGCCGACTTGCGGCTTGGGCTTGCTCAGGCGCGCGTCGCCGACCGGGGCCGCCCACTTGGGCAGCTTGCGCGGCTTGCCGTCGCTGCCCACGGGGTTGAACTGGAACCTCGTGCCGGGCTCGATCAGGCGGCCCATCGCGAAGCCACGCTCGACAGCCACCAGCGTGATCGGCTCAGAGGGTTTTTGCTCGCTCATGATCAGGCCACGTTGTCAGCGTAGGCGCGGTAGAGCGCCGGGTCGCTGGTCAGGAACGCGTTGATCTTGCCGGCGGTCGTGGTGGTCGTGCCGGTCACAGCCAGGATGCCGAGATAGCGCTCGTAGCTGCCGCTCGGCAACTTGCCGCAGTAGATCAGCCCGCCGGCGTTCAGCGCCGCCGAGTTGGCCGCCGCGTCGTCGGTCACGAACGACGCCGTGACGATGTGATCGGTCGCCGAGCCGTCGGTAGCGATGGCCGCTTGTGCGTCGCTCGACAGCTTGAATTGCAGCGTGCCGGCCGCGCCGCCGGTAATGATCTCGGTGTCCGTCTGGATCACGAGATACAGGTCGGACCCTTCCAGGTCCACCGTGGTGTTCGGGTTCGTGGTCGACGGCTTGAGGTCGATCACGTCGCCGATCAGGGCGGTGCCGGCGGCTGCCGCCACCGATACGGCATCTGCGAACTCATTGCGTTCGTCGAGAATCATGGTGATTTTCCTTTCGGGCGCCGGCTTAGATGCCCGCTTCGTTGGACAGGATCTGATCGACGCGGCGGATCGGGACGCCGCGGAAGCGGGTCACGAACTTGCCTTGCGCCTCTTCCTGCGTCTTGAACTGCAGCAGGGGCATGTTGTTGCTCTGCAGGTCGAACGCGTCGAGCGAGTCGCGGTTCATGTAGATCGCCGGCCGGCCCATGTTCAGGTTCGGGATGCGACGCAGCGCCTTCGCCAGCATGTCGGCCAGCACGGGGCCCGTGGCGCCCGACTTCACCACGTCTTCGAGGTCGTAGTTCACGCGCACGACGTAGCGCCAGTCGCGCACCACCATGCCGGCATCCCAGCGGTAGTGCGTCCGGTACGCTTCCATACGGCCGCCGGCGCCGTCGACGTTCTCGATCGTGACCTGGCCCTTGTCGCTGATCTGCAGGCCGGCTTGCGAGCCCTTGGGGTAGACCATGTGGCAGGTGTTCGGCCCCCACACGACCACCCACAGCGAGGTGTTGTCGGTGCCGTCCGGCGTCGCGGCCGACGTGAGGATGTTCTCGCCGTTGACCGCGGACTGGTCGTTGAAGCGCGGGGCCAGGCCGGTGAAGCCTTCGGGCTCGGTGGCCTCGTTGCCGTAGATCATGTAGCGCGCCAGCTTCTGGCCGAAGCCTTCGATGATCGCGCTCTCTTCCGACAGGCGCCACGCGGCGCTGTTGCCGTTCAGGTCGGCCAGGGCCTTGTCGACTTCGGCGTAGTTCTCCAGCATGCCCAGGCCCTCGCGGACCTTGACGCTGGTGCTCTTGGTCGGCTGCACGCCGCCGTACAGCTTGCGCCAGGTGGGCTCGGGGATGCCGGTGCGCACGCTGGTCGTGTGGCCGGTCAGCTCGTTGGCTTCGAGGAAAACGGCGTCGTCGAGGATCTCGTTGGTCTGCGCCAACATCTCGATGACCGGGATCACGTTGCCCTTCGAGTCGAGGCGCGACTTCAGGTCGAGCAGCGTCGGGTGGGTGGTGGCGAGAGTGGTCATTGCGGTGGCCTTTCAGGTCACGGGTTCATGTTCGACGCGCTGTAGATGCGCGTGGCGGGGCTCTCGGGCGAGGTGTTCTTGCCGCCTGGCACGAACGAGTCTTCGCTGATCGCCTTGCCCACCTTCACGAGGCCGCGGATCAACTCGGGGTGGTTCCCCAAGCCGGTCTTCTGCAGTGCGGAGATGGCGTCTTTGCTGAAGAAATTGCCGAGCGCCTTGTTCGCGACGGCGAGGTTTTCGGCCAGCTTGTCGCCGCCGATCTCCTTGTCCGCGCGCACGGCAGCCGCCCAGGTGCCCGCGTCCTTCAGGCCGAGGCTTTCGAGGGTGGCCGCCTGCGTTGCCGCGACGGTCTTCTCGATCAGCTTCGGCGCGAAGTCGATGACCTTCTGCGCGGCCTCTTGCGAGAGGTCCAGTTCCTTCAGCACCGGGCTGAACTCGCCGAGCAGCTCGGCGTCGAGTTCGTAGCCCTCGGGCATCGTGAAAGCCTCGTAGGCCTCGGGTGCGCCGGTCGGCTTGTCGCCTTCCTTCGCTTCCTCGGTCTTGGCTTCAGTGGTGCCCTTGCCGTCATCGGCTGCGCCGGCAGACCCTTCGGTCTTCGTCGCGTCAGCCGCCGCACCTGCCGCGGTTGTGGTCGCGTCGGTGGTTGCCTGTTCACCCGTGGCAGCAGTGGATTCTTGGCCGCTTGTGAGCAGAGATTCGGGAGACGTGGTGTCCATGGCGCGAAATTGTGGGATCACATCCGCGCGCTAAGTGCACGCCGTTTAAGCGGGTGCTTTCTTGCGCAGTTCCTGGCCTTCGTTGACCATGCGCAGCCACTGCTCGGGCGTGTGCGTGAGGATGTTCGCCTCCAGCATCAGGCCGACGTTGCGCTGGCCTTCGAGGAAAAACGTCTGCGAGTTGCCGGTCATGCTGGTGCGGCGCACGCCACAGAACTCCAGCCATGACCACATCAGCCGCCGGCCGCGCGGGTCGGCCATCAGCCACGCCATGTCCTCGCGCTGCTGCTCCTGCGCGATGAACTTGCGGCGGTCGGCGTCCTCGCGCTGCTCGCGCTGGGCGAACGGGTCGTGCTGCTCGCTCATCGCCCCATCCCCGGCACGCTGTAGCCACTGAACGCCGAGGCCGCGCTCTGCATGCCCTCGGGATCGGCCTGGCTCAAGTCCTTGGCCGCGCCGGCCATGTCCTTCATTGCCGGCGCCATCGCGGCGAGCTGCGCGACCTGTTGCTGCTGGGCCTTGGCCTTACGGATCAGCGCGACCTTGTCGTCGGCCACGATCAGCGAGGGGTCGACGCCCAGCATGTCGCTGTAGGCGTCGACGGCCTGGTCCGGGTCGAGCTTGTCGACGGCCTGCGGCCAGATGGCCGACATCGAGGCGATCGTGCCGATGACCCGGTCGACGGCTGCGGTGCCGACGGCACGCTGTGCTTGCGCCAGCGTGCTGATGAACTCGATGTCGAGGTCTTGGCCATGCAGTTCGGCGGGCGGCTCCAGCGGCATGCCGGGCGCGAACAGGCCGGCCCGCATCATCTTCGCGAACGTGATCTCGACGAAGGGCTGCAGCATCTCGGTGTGAAGGCTTTCCAGCACCGGGCCCAGCATCAGCAGCTTCTCTTCGTGCCGCTCGGCGATCTCGCGCGCCGTGACGTTGCTGCGCGTGTCGTTCGCCAGCATCTTGAACAGGTCGACGAAGAAGGCCTTATTGATGCGGTCGCGCACATCCTGGATGTCGAGCAGCAGGTGCTGCAGGTTCAGGTTCACCTCGAACGCCGAGCGGACGCCGCCGGTTGGGCTGTTCACGTCCACGTACATCACGCCGCCGGGCAGCCGGTCGATGTCCTGGTTCTTGTAGGCGATCGGCACCTGCAGCGGTGGCTCGACCTGGTAGTCGATGGCCGTGCTCTTCTTCAACTGCTCCTGCTGAAGCTGCTTGATCGAACCCAGCGCGATGGCCGCCGGCCAGCGCGAGGCATAGGTGTCGTCGCCGTCGACCAGCCAGCGCGGGCAGATGGCGGGGAACTCCTTGAACCCCGACTCGCGCAGGTATTTCTGCTCGCCGTCGCGGCCCATCTCGAGATAGCACGACTTGAACGCCATGTTCTTCGCGTCGTGCTTGCTGTAGTCGCGGTCGCGTCGCGGCTCGATGGCGTGCAGTACCGGGACCGGGGCGTCGTAGCTGTGCTTGTCCCACAGGTTGCGCACGGTCTGCGAGCAGTTCTCCAGACCGAACTCGCCGACCAGTTGGCCGACGGTCTTGGTCATCGTGCGGTAGACCGTGTCGGCCTGGCCCAGGTGGTTCAGGCCGATCGCGTACTGCCCGAACGCGAGCGGATAGTTGTGCAGCACGTTCTGGTAGTTGTCGACCACGATGTTCGCGCCGACGCCGAAGCCGCCGAGCTGGCCGTAGGTGCTGCGGAACGCGCGGTAGGTGTTCGACTTCGCGAAGATCTGCAGCATCTTCAGCGTGACCTTCGACAGCCAGGCCTTCACCGGCGCGAACTCCATCAGGTCGCGGTCAGGTGTCGCGAGCTTGACCCACGGGCGCGCCGGGCTGGTCATACCGGCCATGAGGCCCGCTTCGAGCACGCCGTGTGCGAGCGTGCCGGTCTCGTCGATGATCGAGTTGTAGCTGTCGCTGCCGCCCTTGTTGCGGTCGCTCGTGTCCAAGCGCACGGCCCGCGGCAGCAGGAAGTCGGCGATGTCCTGCGCGTGCGAGTCGTAGCTGCTGCGGTCGTTCCACAGCGAGTTCTTCCGCTGCAGCATGCGCTGCTGTGGGGTGCGGGGGTCGGTGTTCTGGTTCATTTGGGGCCCGTGGCCGGGTCGCCGCCCAGCAGGCTGGACGCGCCGAGGTTCAGCTGTGCCGCGGTGATGCCTGAACTGCCGGTGAGCATGGTCGAGCCCGTGGGCATCGACACGCCACCGCCGCCGGCGTTGCGCCGC